AGGCTCACAACGTATGATTAAACTGAAGCATACAGGTGATATCGATGCTAAGATCCTTAGTCTTAAGGATGCACTAGAAGAGTGGAAGAATCACAAGACTGCATTCCGTGGTGCTGTTCAACAGTTGGGCAGAAAGCGATGGAATGCACAAGAGATTCAAACTTTCTGGATGGAATGTTATGAAATGTTCGAAGGTACTGTACCTACGGCACGTTCATCTTACACACAAGAGGAACATAACTCTAGAAAGAAAGCCATGACTACTATGCAAGGCTTTACTGAAACCTTTGATAAAGAGGTAAGAGAATTTAGAGGAGACAGTGCATGGCTTGCTGCTAACGCAGTAACCAACTGGCTGCAACACAAGAAGCGTAGAACAATCGAAGCTACCATTGCTAATAAACTTATTGGTGATGCGAGCCGAGACTCTACTCGTGTGATGCGAAAGGCACTGACCTTAGTATAAGCGGATGACACAGTGTCGTATGGTTACTCATAAGAACAACAGCATTTACTGTGCCGATATACTAGCATACGTGTGGTGGCGTTGACTTTTAGTCAGACGAGACACCCGAGTGATGGGCGTAACCCATCTACAATCTACGACACCCATTAAGACGGTAGGATTATCTAGTCAAAGTCCGAGAATCTTATTAACCCACAAAGGGGTGTCACAATCTACGGGGAGTAGTAGGCATATGAAGCAGCTACCGAAGTGATGAGGTGTACAAGGAAACATATTCACGCTACTACTCCCCGACAATTTAATGTGCGGAGCCACGGCTAGACGGGCTTTAATGAGATAATCTTGGCATCTCTAACGCACAATTTAATATAGTGTTACCTATCCTCTGAGCCCAAGTCGGTCAGCATTTGCTTCGGCATCTATCTTAACGGGGTCCTGTATTGGTTAACTTCGACACTGTGAATCGACCGCAATCGAAGAGGTAACAATATATATTATAAAAAGATCTGTTTTTTACTTGACAAACATGTTAACATGAGGTATAATATACGTATGGCAAAGAAAAAAAAGAGTGTATCTATAGAAACTAATGATCAGAATTTTGGTGGCACCTTTAACGCCCACAAAAACTGGAGAAAACTTAAGGCTAAGCATGAAAAGGATGCCGCACATAGGGCTAGAGGTGGCAACAGGATATGGAAGCCTGAAGTATATGAATCCTCTGCTGGTAAAGGGGATAGTACTAGGAGCAGAGATATACCTGATGAGATATATGATATCAACTGGGATCTTGCCTTTGGTAAGATAACCAAGGAAGAACATGTTAAACGTACACAGCAGTACTGGGAAGGTGTAGATGACGATATGGAATGATTTAACTGACGAAGGCAGAAGCAAACGAATAGACTTACAGGTATCTTATGAACAAGAGATGCTAGAGTATGGTCGGAGTAAGTATTGGGATGAGTATAACAGAGCACCTGATGAGGGTATACCTGAGCAAGAGCTTATGGATTCCAGTATTAAGGAGTTAAGAGATACATATCAAGAGTGGATAGATAATATATGCTCTTCAAACGGTACGCCTGGATGGATACCTCCTCTTCTAGAGCTAGGTGCACAGAAGATGGCTGATATAACTATCAGGGCTGTCATACGTACTTGGTTCTCTAGTTCTTATTGGGGTTATGATTGGCAGAATGATAAGATCGTTCCACCTCTAGCACAAACTATAGCTATACAGATAGCTCAGGATTCTAGTGATATTATAGCATTTCAAAGAGCTAAGAAATCTAATAGAGATAACTGGCTAAAGCAATCAAAGTTTATAAAGAACTGGACTACTAAGAGATGTAAAGCCTTTGCTAAGAAGATGGGTAAGGTTCATAAGCTTTCTGTTAAACAGAAGCATGACTATGGACACCACATGTTACGCATAGCTGCTACCAGTAATATAATAATCCTAACAAAACATAGAATAAAACGAGGTAGTACTTTCAAAAGCTATCTCAGTGTTGAGTTTCATCCTGATGTTCTCAGAGAGTTACACCAAAGGCATGAGTTCTTACAAGCAAGTACACTGGTCTACAGACCTATGATATCTAGACCAGAACTACACACACTAAAACATTCCGGCGGGTACATACACACAGAACTTAGGAAACCTTTGGTACAAAAATATAGGTCTAATTATTTTGGTGATTATGCTAAAGAACAGAAGTTTTCTCAGCCTTCTCAAGAGGTAGTAGACGGTATCAATATGCTGGCTGGTACTGAGTGGACTGTTAATACTTCTGTACTAGAGGTAATGGAAAACCTCTTTACCAACAACACAGGGCTAGCGAACCTACCAATGTACTCCTTTGAAGAGTTCATGTATAATGCACCCTACCCAAATGATGGGTCTAAAGAAGACCAAGCCAAATGGTGCCAAGCAAGGGAAGAAAAGTGGGGTCAGTGGTATAAGAATGAGCAAGGAAGAGGGCGCATGCTTATACGACTTAAGCTAGCTAAGGAGCTGATACCCCTTGATTACTTTTACCACTCATGGACTATGGACTTCCGAGGCAGGGCTTACCCAATATGTGAGTTACTTAGCCCACAATCATCTGATATTGATCGTGGTCTGATATGCTTTGCTACTGGTGTAGAGCTTACCCCTAGAGGTAGGTGGTGGCAGAAGGTACACTTAGCTAACTTATTTGATCAAGACAAACTGGGCTTTGAATCCAGGGTCAAGTGGGTTGATGATAATTGGGAGATGATAAATGAAATTGCAAAAGATCCTTATGAAAATAGAGAATGGATTGATAGCTCTGTCAAAAAGAATAAGTCCTTTCAGAGACTGGCTAGTATTTTTGATATTACTAGAACTGATAATCTTACATTTGTCCCAGTCCAGATAGATGGCAAGTGTAATGGCAACCAACACTGGTCTGCCATAGTAGGTGATACGCCTATAGCTAAGCTAACAGGTGTGCTACCTAGTAAAGAACCTAAAGATTTGTATCAGTTTGTGGCAGATAAAACTACTGACTACTGTTTAAAGGCACAAGATCCTAGCGGCTGGCTAGAACAGTTCATGGATCACTGGAATAATTCTATTGATAGAACAGTAACTAAAAGATCTACCATGTGTGAGCCTTATGGTATTACTTTCTATGGTATCCAAAGATATATTAAAGAAGAGGGTCACCTTAGTTGGGTACCTAAAGATAAGCTAGGCGGTGCTATAGTTGAATTGGCTAGAGCAATCAAAGCTAGTTTAGATACATCCTTAGGTGGACCCAACACAGGTAAACAATACCTTAAAGAAGTTGTTAGTATTGCCAATGATCTCAATAAACATGTAGAGTGGACTACCCCTAGTGGCTTTAAGGTTGTTCACTATTATAATAAACAACAGAAACGTAGGTCTCTTGCTACTTTGTTTAATGCTAAAGAGCTGACGTTTTATGTTAGGACAGATGATGTTAATATCAGGGCTGCATTACAAGCTATTAGCCCCAACTTTATTCATAGCATTGATGCAGCACATTTGTTTCTAACTATAATTAGAGTCGCGTTCTATGGTATAACAGACTTTAGTATGCTCCATGATTCATATGGATGTCATGCCAATTTTGTAGACCTAATGCGTAACTGTTTACGGGAGGAGTTTCTCGATATACATTCTGAAAATTTGTTAGAAAAATTTAGGGGCGAAGTTGAGAAACAATTAGGAGTAAAACTACCTGATCCTCCACCACGCGGGGAATTAGAACTGGAAACGGTTCTTAAATCAGAGTACTTTTTTGCATAGGAGTTAACACTATGGCACATTTAATTGTAAATAATGAAGGAGATATGGAAAGGGGACTAGCTTATGCACTTAAATTAGCTAAGGTTCCCAGTAGTTGTAAGAAAATGAGTATAACATTTGCTACTCAAGGAATGATGAAGGTTTTTATTACAAATCTTTTCGAAGACTTTGTAGAAAACCATATACCAAGTAATAATGGATTGGATTTAAACATGTATGTACCAACTGAAAGGGATATAGATGACTAAAGTATTAGTGATAGGAGACCTGCATCTCCCTGCTGAACGAGAGGATTACCTTGAGTTTTGTAGAGGGCTCAGGAAAAAGTATAAGACTACCGAGACTGTATTCATCGGTGATGTCTTAGATCACCATGCTATATCGTTCCATCAGAAACACCCTGATGCTGACTCAGCTTTAGCTGAGTATCACAGGTCGATGGAAAAGTTAAAGGCATGGAAGAGAGCATTTCCAAGTGCATCGGTTTGCATTGGGAATCATGATGAAAGAATACATAGACTAAGTTCTAGTGCTGGTATCCCAGCTATGTACCTAAAGGATTATAAAGATATCTTTGGTACACCAAGCTGGGATTGGGCATATGAACATATCATAGATGATGTGGCATATATCCACGGCACTGGAGCTAGTTCTGGTAATACACCAGCGTTTAACGCTGCAAAGGTTAGAGTACAGAGTACTGTCAGTGGACACGTACACTCTGCTGCTAGCATATGTTGGCTACAAGGTCCCAACGGTGATAAATTGTTTGGATTTAATGTACCTAATGGGGTTGACATAAGTCACACTTTGATGTATTATGCCAAGAACTTCTTAAAGAAGCCAGTCAACGGGGCTGGTGTAGTAATTGATGGACATCCTTACATGGAGATAATGTGATGCCAGATACAGAAGAAAGAGTATGGGTTCCTCTTGATGAACTCGAAAAGTATTTCGAAGGTATTGCTGCGACCCTTATGGGAGTCGTTGGTAATATCAACGCAACAATAGAAAAGATGCAAGAAAACGTTGAACAACAAAAAGGAGAAAACAATGATGACAACGAATAAGATACCTGCATTTACCACAGAGACGCATGACGTAGTGTGGTCACACTTACACGCACCTGATGATAAGTTTGGAGCTGACTCAGCTAACCATAATATCACAGTGCTTGTGGATGCACAGCTTCAGAAGAAGCTAGACAGCTTGCTTAAGGAAAGCGGTGCAACTAAGATTAATGGTATGAGAGAGAATGATGATGGTGATACTTTACTTAAGGTTAAGTCTAAGACTTTCGTTAAGAAAGGTGTAACCGCATTCCCTTGTCGTGATGCTAGTTCTAATAAGACAAGCGTTATTCCCTTTGGCGGTGATAAGGTTCGTCTACGTGTAGCACCTGCTGTACTTACAAGAGACAACTCAATGAGTCTATACCTTAATGGGTGTCAGATTATTGAGAAGAACAACGTTGGTGGTGGAGATGCTGGTGGCTTTGATGCTACTGAAGGTTTCGTTGATAACAGTACACCTACTGTTGAAAGTGACGACACCGATCTTCCTATCTGATGCCAGAGTGGGAGTTCCAAATTAGTCCGGTCGCTGCAAGTAGGCCCCGTCTATCTAGACGTGGTGCCTACTTGACTGGACCATACAAACAGTTTCGTAAGGACATGATTGATCTTGCTGAGGAAGTACTAGGTGACTGGGAACCCATGCTTGGATTACTTCATGTAGATATTGAGTTGTACATCAAGCAACCCAAGAAAACTAAACTAGATGTCCCAAGAGCAGACGTGGATAACTTTATTAAGGCAATATTAGACTCTCTTAATGGCTATCTATGGGAAGATGATCGTCAGATTAAATCTGTGTATGCTATTAAACAATGGGCACCTAAGAATCAAGATGGTTACTTTACTATAGGAGTAGACAAATGTTGATAGAAGAGTATGATGGTATTCTAATTGATGATGGTGATGGTGAATGAGTAAACTTAGCGGAGGACAGGAGAGATGATAAGACATGTGATGTATTTAACCCTACTAACTATAACACTAACTGGCTGCTCAATGTGGCAGAAAGTATTCACACCACCTGGTATTATAGATAAGGCTATGGAAACTATCGATTCACCTGTTGTTACGTGTAGCCCTATGCTCGGATGGCTTGGTGGGATCTGTACACTAAGTGGAATGGCTTTGCTTGTGCTTACTGGTGGACGAATGGGCTGGTACCCGCTGATAGGCGGAATTTTATTCGTTGTTTTAAACTATGCATTAGCTATGTATGCTAGTTGGTTCTTCCTACCCGTGGTGATTGCAACAGGTGCAATCTCATTAGCATGGGCAGGTAAAATAGTTATGAAAATTTTAAAGGAGAAAAGTAATGGTAGAAATATTTGATACAGTGGTTGGAACACTGTGCTACACAGCAGTAGTCTTTGTAGCAGGTGCTCTTATCGGTAACCCAATGTGGGTATGGATGAAAACTAAGATGCCGTGGGGTAAATAATGACCCAAGTATCTGAACGACTACAGTGTCCCGCCTGTGCTAATAACGGGCGGGATACTAGTAGAGACAATTTATGTGTATATGTGGATGGTGGCAAGCATTGCTTTGCTTGTGGCTACCACGAGAGTAAAGGAGGAATAGCCATGGAAACAAGTACTGTTCCTGATAAGAAACCAGGTCTTAAGTTTGTAACTGGAGAACTAAAAGGTCTATCAGATCGTAAGATTACTGAGAAGACTGCTAGGTTCTATGGTTACCAATCACTGATGAAGAACGGTGATCGTGTTGACATTGCTCCATTCTATAAGGATGGACAGGTGGTAGCACAGAAACTTCGTGGACCTAACAAAGCATTCCAATGGCGTGGTGATACAAACAAGGTATCCTTGTGGGGTCAACAGCTTTGGAAAAGTACTAAAGGTAAACGCCTAGTTATAACAGAAGGAGAGATAGACTGTATGTCTGTTGCTCAACTTCTAGAATGCAAGTGGCCCGTTGTCAGCCTCCCTAGTGGAGCTGCTGGTGCTGTACGTGCAATCAAAGATAACTTAGAGTTTATCTGTAGTTATGAAGAGGTTGTTCTTATGTTTGATATGGATGATCCTGGTCGTGAAGCAGCTAAGGCTGTGGCTGAGGTTCTACCCCCTGGAAAATGTAAGATAGCTACACTACCTTTCAAGGATGCTAATGAATGTCTTCTTAAGAATCAAGGCAAGGCAATCATACAAGCTATGTGGGAAGCACAACAATACTCACCCGATGAGATTGTTCATGTGTCTCAAATAGCTGATGTTACATCGTTGGATGAAGTTAGAGTATATCCTTTCCCCTTCGATTCTTTGTCTGAGTTCTTACTTGGACAACGAAGTGGAGAGATAACTCTATGGGCTAGTGGTACTGGTAGTGGTAAGTCTACCATTCTACGTGAGGTTATACACCATCACTTAGTAGAAGGACGTAGCGTTGGTGCTATCATGTTAGAAGAATCACCACAAGAAACTGTAGATGATATGGTATCATTGATTATCAATAAACCTGTCAGAGCTATTAGAGCTAAGCGTATTATGAATAAGCTTAGATCAGAGCTTGGCAAAGATCCTATCGCTATAGATATTATAGATGATTACACTGACGAAGAGTATGCAGATGCTAGAAAGAATCTTGAAGGTTCTTCCTTATATGTCTATGATCACTTAGGTAACTCTGGTTTAACTAACCTTTGTGCTAGGATTGAATTCATGGCTGTGTCCCTAGGTGTTGATGTAATCGTACTCGATCATATTACTGCTGCTGCTACTGGTCTACTAAGTTCTAGTACTGATTATGACGGCGGTAGTTCTGAACGACTACTGATTGATAACATTATGAAAGAGCTTAGAGCTTTAGTGTCTCGTACAGGTGTTCGTATTGATGTTGTATCTCAACTCAAGAAAACACACAAGGCTTACGAAGAAGGAGAACGTATAACTTTACAAGACTTACGTGGCTCTGGTTCTCTGTCTAGTGTACCTAATACTGTGATAGCTTTAGAAAGGGATCGACAGAATACTGATCCCAGGATTGCTAATACTACCGTGGTACGTGTACTCAAGAACAGACTGACCGGAAGGTCTGGTGTTGCTTCTTGTTTATACTATGAGCATGGCTCTGGTAGACTCAAGGAACTAAACTTCGCCTTTGATGATGATGGTACTATGATTAATGACTGGGATGGTATATGATTATAGTTACTGGAGCAGGTAGATGTGGCTCTAGCCTTATGATGCAAACCTTAAACTTGCTTGGGGTTTCCTTAATTGGGAACCCCGAGTCCAAGGTTAAGGAGCACTGTCTATGGGGTGGTTATCATAGAGGTGAATCTGTTGACATATATGTAACAGAAGAACAAGATAAAATAGCTAGGTCTTTAAATCCAAAAGGTTATTGGGAACTTGACGTGTATACCATAATAGATATTACTGTGGGTAAATATGATGGTGACATAGATGGTGCCGTTAAGATGATGGGTATTCTACCCCTTGAACTTGATAACACGAAGGTTGATAAGGTTATATATTGTAAACGTAAAGATGATTTCACACAAGCAGAGAGTATGTTTAAATTGGCACAGATAGATATGGAAATATCCGACGATAATAATTTAGAGAACTCTTTCGCTGACCAATACAAGGGCGTGGATGTATATGCCATGCACCTTAAGGTATTGTTAGCTAATGATATGACAGACAGTTGGTTAACTCGTGAGAATATTAATCATCATGTTGTTTACTTTGAAGACATGCTAGAGAATCCTAAAGAAATAATAAAAAATATTACTGAGTTTCTGGAGATAGATACTGATATCACCAAGGCTGTAAGTAATGTAGATAAAAGAAAGAAGGGCTAAATGAAATTAGTTTTTGATATAGAAGGTAATGGATTATCCGAACTCATTATCGAGAAGGACGTTGCCGTTATAGAAGCCACAAGAGTGTGGTGCATGTGTGCTATGGATGTAGATACAAAGAAAATGTATACATTCTTAGAACATGAGATAGAAGAAGGTGTTGAACTGTTAAGATCAGCCGACGTAATCATTGGACATAATATTATTCAATATGATATCCCTTTATTAGAAAGATTGTATGGTGAGATAGATACCAAGGCTTATGATACTTTAATTGTTGCTAGGCTTATGTATCCTGGTCAAAGATCTGACCACCCGTTTGGTGGCAACTCTCTTAGAGCTTGGGGTGAGTATCTAAAGTGTAGTAAGCTTCAATATGACTTAGGTTTCAGTGAGTACCATCCTGACATGGTTAAGTACTGTAAGCAAGATGTTATTGTTACTGATAAAGTATTCAGCTATCAAATAAAGTCTGGCTTCCTAGAAGAATACCCCACCTCAATTAAACTAGAACACAGTGTAGCTAAAATTATAGCAGAACAAATGTGCAATGGTATTGGCTTTAATGTTGATGCTGCTGATAGATTAGAACATGACTTACTAATGGAAAAGGTTTTAATAGAGGATGAGATGTCTGAGATATTTCCTCCTATAACTGAAGAGCGTTGGTCTGATAAGACTGGTAAGAGATTAAAGGATAAGATTACACACTTCAATCCAGGCAGTAGAAAACAAATAGCCGAAAGATTATACAGCAAGTATGGATGGCGTGGTCCTAGAACAGATAAAGGTAATCCTAAGATTGATTCTGGGATACTTAAGAAACTTAAATACAACGAGGCAGTAGCACTGGTTAAATACTTTGACATAACTAAACTGCTTAGTCAATTATCCGATTGGATACTTAGGTCTACTAACTCTAGAGACAACCGTATACACGGCTATGTTAATACTCAAGGTACTGTTACGGGTAGGATGACAGCAAGTCAACCAAACTTACAACAAGTATCGGGAGATCCTAGAGCACGTTCGTTATTCGTTCCAAGAGATGGTTGGGTTCAAGTAGGCATAGATGCTTCTGGACTAGAGGCACGTCTATTAGCTAATCGTATGGCTAGGTGGGATAATGGTGACTATGGAGAGACTGTATTAAATGGAGATATACATACCGTTAATCAAATGGCTGCTGGATTACATACTAGGGATGACGCAAAGACTTTCTTCTACGCCTTAATCTATGGTGCTGGTGACGGTAAGATAGGTGAGATTGTAGGTAAGAAAGCTAAGGATGGTAGGGTTGTTAAGAATAAATTCCTTAAGAATATGCCAGCACTTAAGAACCTGTTAGATGATTGTCACTTCCAAGTAGCTAACAAGGGTACTATTACTCTACTAGATGGTAGAGAGGTACTCTGCAGAGCTAAGCACAAAGCATTGAATGTACAGATACAAGGTGACGGTGCTGTGGTAATGAAACTAGCACAGACTAAATTAAATAAAGCGTTACTTAAGTATAAGGATCGTGTTGCTTTCATGGCTACTGTTCATGATGAGTGGCAACTTGAGTGTGAACCAGAGATAGCTGATGACGTAGGTCGCCTTGGTATTGATGCCATCATTGATGCTGGCTATGAACTTAGGTGTACTGTACAAATGGACGGTGACTATAGAGTTGGTAATAACTGGTCGGAGTGTCACTGATATGGGTTATGAATTAGCACCAGCGGAAGTATCCGTAGCATTCTATGATAGATCAGAATGTAAAAGAGGGAAATTAATTAAGTATTTGACCTTGACAGACATCCACCATTGTAGTATAATACTACATAGGAAGGAAGGAACAACACTATTGGCTTGTGATAAAACTCATAAAGCTAAGTTTGTTAATGAGGAATACTTTCATAGACATATATATCCCCCTAATGATATTATAAAATTAGGCGTTTATAATGTGAGCATAGAACAGCTTATGGATTTCGTATGGGCACCGTATATAGGAGATGCAAGATCTTTAGCCTTCTGGTTTACAGTAGGCAGGTACTTATTACCTAAGGTACTTCCACCATCTTGTGCTCTTATTACTAGTTATTTATTAAGGTTGTGTGGTATACCCGTTAGGGATCACATACAACCCAAGACATTGTATAAGGAGTTAACCAATGCAAATTATAGTAATTGCTGGACAGGCTGGGTCGGGAAAGACATCACTAGCCCGTATAATAACCAAAAGAGCTTATGAGCTTGGGCTTACACCTAAGCTACTGTCCTTTGCTACTCCATTAAAAGAGTTAGCTGAGTCCAGAGGTATAGGTAAGGAAGACAATCCCAAGAAATACAGAAGATTCTGCCAACGTATTGGTGCTAGGATGCGACGTAAAGATCCTGACTATTGGGTTAAGGAATTCGAAAAGCGTTTATTGGCAATACGTGAAGAAGAAAGAAAGAACCCTACTGGTAAGTACTGGGAGAGGTGTATCATAGTGGATGACTGCCGTTATCTGAACGAGATAAAGCTGGCACATAGGTATGCTAGTACTTTAATATTTGTATCCTATGGTTCCAGGGAAATACCTGAAGAGGATTGGAGAGAACATGAGTCTGAAGAATTAGCTAAGATTATTGATAGTGGTCCTAATGAATACAGGAAGTTATTCTCCTGTATACTTAAGAACCAAGATAACTTAGAAGCTTTAGAACGTAAGGTATCTGTGATGGTTCCTATTTGGTGTGGCGTTCAGCCATCCAAGACAGGAAGTCTCATAGTAGAATATGATGAACACATCGATGACTTGACTAGTTGTATAGAACAGTTGATTGATTTATTATTATTAAACGATAAAAACTTAGAGGAGTTAGAAGAAGATGAAGAGACCGAAGAAAGCGATGATAGATGGTGATATCTTAGTATATCACACAGCATTCTGGGCGGAATCACAAGACCCTGATCATTTCCCAGCTAAGCTGGATGGTCTAATACAAGAATGGATACCTGATGGTGTAGCACCCGAGGATGTTATCGTAGCATTATCATGTAAACGTAAGGATAACTTTAGAAAAGAACAGTGGCCTAAGTACAAGGATAATAGAGATGATTTGCTTAAACCAGAGTATCTCGAAGATGTTCGAGAGTGGATACAAGAGTATTACGAGTGTATGTTACTACCTAACCTGGAGGCTGATGATATCTTGGGTATATACGCCTCTGAGGGTACTCATATCGCTGTTACAATAGACAAGGATCTTCAGGGTACTACTGGCTGGCACTACAATCCCAACAAAGATGATGATGCTAGGTTTGTATCTAAAGAAGATGCCTATAGATTCTTTTGTAAGCAGTGGATGACGGGTGATACTACTGATGGTATCCCTGGCTTGTGGCGTATCGGTCCCAAGACGGCTGATAAATTCTTAAACGAGTGGGATAAAGATGAGTGGGAAGACAATATCTTAGAACTATACTCAGAAGATAAGCATAAGCTGAGAGAAGATTGCGATATACCCTTTCCAGAGATAGCTATTGTTATGGCTAGGTGTGTTAAGATTCTAACTAAAGAAGATTACAACCTAGAACACGAAGAAATTAAACTATGGTGCCCAGATGCTGGGTCATAAAGACAAAGGAGAACTTAATGGATCAATTTCAAGGTTTTGTGGTGGCTCGTAGCTACTGTAAGTGGCGAGAAGATTTGGGGAGGAGAGAGACTTGGGACGAATGCGTGGCTCGTTATTACGACTACTTTGCAGAAAGATTTCCGAGTGTAATAGGAGAAGAGTGGGACGAACTACAGAGATTGACATTAGATCGAGAAGTTTTCCCATCGATGAGGGCTTTAATGACGGCAGGGGCTGCGGCAGAGGTCGACGATACGTGCCTATACAACTGTTCATACCTACCCATAAGTACGATTAGATCCTTTTCTGATATACTATATATCCTGTGCTCTGGTACGGGCGTAGGATTCTCCTGCGAAGTAAAAGAAATAGAACAGTTGCCTATTGTTCCTGAGATTACTCGGAACGATACAATTATTATAACAGTACAAGACTCTAGGCGGGGATGGGCTGATGCCTTCGTTGGTCTATTAACTGCTTTATACGGTGGCTTCCACCCTACTTGGGACATGTCCCTTGTGCGACCTAAAGGCGAAAGGTTAAAGACGTTTGGCGGTAGAGCTTCTGGACCAGAACCTCTTGAAAGATTATTCAAGTTTGTGGTCAAGTTATTCTACGCTGCTGAAGGACGTAGGCTCACCCCCCTAGAGGTACACGATATTGTATGCATGACCGGGGAGATTGTTATTTCTGGTGGTGTACGTAGATCAGCTTTGATTTCATTGTCTGATCTTGATGATAGAGCTATGGCTAAGGCTAAGTATGGTCCGTGGTGGGAACAGAATGGTCAACGTGGCTTAGCTAATAACTCTGCTGTCTATGAAACTAAGCCTAGCTTAGAAAGATTCATGGAAGAGTGGATGACTATTCACAGTTCTCGTTCAGGTGAGCGTGGTATCTGTAACCGAGAGGCTATGAATAAGATTGCTGAGGCAGCGGGAAGAAATCCTGCACAGTGGGGTACTAATCCGTGTAGTGAGATCATACTAAGACCTAAACAATTCTGTAATTTATCAGAAGTTGTTGTACGTCCTTACGATAACCTTGCTACATTGCGTCACAAAGTACGTAAGGCTGCTATCCTAGGTACTGTTCAGTCTGCGTGTACTAGGTTTACTTATCTTGATCCAGAATGGAAACAGAACTGTGAAGATGAACGCCTACTTGGTGTTTCTTTTACTGGTGTGTATGATAATAAATTTATGTGTACCCCTAGTAGAAAACTTAATGAAGCTCTTGAAGAACTAAAGCAAATTGTTAAGGATACTAATGCTGAATGGGCTGAGAAGTTGGGTATTAACAAGTCCAAAGCTGTGACCTGTTGTAAACCTAGTGGTACTACGTCATGTGTTGCGGGTACATCATCTGGTATACACCCAGGATTTTCTGAGTATTATATCAGACGTGTTCGTATTGATACACAGAACCCTTTGTGTCAATTTATGATGTCGGTTGGTGTTGCTAATGAACCGTGTGCTGCTAATCCAGAACACACTACAGTCTTTGCTTTTCCTACTTGTGCCAATCCATCGAGCACAACATATGAAACATATAATCCTATTGATCACTTAAATGTTTGGTTAACATATCAGAAATATTGGTGTGAACATAAGCCAAGTATTACTGTGTACTATACGGATGATACATTCCTTGGTACTGGTCAATGGGTATGGGATAATTGGGAATGGGTATCAGGTATAGCTTTCTTACCAGAAGACCATAGTTATCAAGATCAACTACCATTTGAAAAGATAACTGAAGAACAATATTTAGAATTAATAGAAGAAGTTCCAGACAATATTGACTGGTCTTTACTGAAAGAATTTGAAACAGAGGACACTACAACTAATTCACATTCACTGGCTTGTGTTGGTGGGTCTTGTGAGGTTGTAGACATAACGGAGAATGCTTATAATGATGCATAATTTAGAAACAATATATCGTAAACTTAGACTTAATGCTAAAGTACTAGACTCGGAAGTTTTAATGTTAGTAAAGAGTTTTGATCAACGCTTACAGAAATTAGAAGGAGATGCTGATGCAAGATTGGAAAAACCTTCCACTACTGGACAGAGATCTAGTAAAGTTTCTAAGAAAAAAGTATCCTCCTCTTGAATTTAAACAAGACGATGATCGAGAAGACTTTGCTACGGAATCTATATTTCGTGGCGGTCAGATAGATGTCATAAATGCTATTGAACATATAATCACACTACAAACCAAGGAGAAAAGCAATGCCAAACGTTGATCCAGCCATGATGGAGCAAGCAATGATGCAGGGTGCCATGGGTATGGGCGGTCCACCTCAAGGGGCTACAGAACCAGCTTTAGATCAGGGTGATACTACGCCTGAAGAACAGGCTGGTCGTGGTGGTGATACATTACTTGCTCATGTAACTCCTGGTGAAGTTGTTGTTCCTATGGAACTCATAGGTAATGAGATAGCTATGAGAAAGCTTAGGTCTCTTTTTGAAAAACATGATGTTGATATGGATCAATATACTGTGGGTCATGAGTCCAATAGTATTAATCCTGAGACGGGGAATCCAGAATTTGGATGGCTTTCAAAACAATGGAAGTCAAGTGTTGGACGGTTGACTGGTCAAAAAACAAAACAAAAGATATCGAAAGCAAAACGCCAGATAAAACAAGAAACTGATATGCAAAAGAAAAAAATACAATCGATGATATCTTCTTTTAATAAAAAGATGGCAGCAGGTAAGAAACAAATGCTTGCACAGGGTGTTGCACAAAAGAAGAAGATGGTTGGTGAGGGTCTAGCACAAAGCCTTAAGTTTAAACAGAAGATAAGTGCTATCAGTAAAGAGAGTGCCAACTTAGGTTCACCGGCTGGTGTTACTGCTGACGCTAGTATTCCTATGACTGAACAACCCAAAGGAAAAAGCCCTTGGAGACGGGCTCGTAAGAAGCACAAGAAAGTAATGCAAAGGAGACCAGGACAATGAGAAATATACAATGGGAATTAGAACATGACTTCAGACACAAAGGTCCAAGTATGTCTGGGGGGATGAGTGCAGCTGATAGAGAAGCGTTGCTTGTGAAAGAAAACGAGCTTGCTAGCTTACGTGATCAAGAACAGCGAGATTTCTTAGCTTTACAAGAAGAACAACGTATGGCTAGAGAAGATAGCCAAAGAATGCTGGCAGAACAAGAAGAATCAGCTCGTCTTGCTGAACTAGAACGATTGGAAACAGAGGGTGCTGATGTTGCTGAGACTATGGAAGAACCTATAGATAAAGATACAAGTGTTGCGGATATGTTTGCATCTCTTGCATTTGGTACTGAGTTTATTGGCGATGAAGAAGATGTTTCTGTAGTTGCAGATGAACAGGAGAGACCTGAATGAATATAGCCAATAGATTTAGAACATGTGATGCTTTACGTAGCAGTAAGCTAGAGAGAGCAAGATATTGTGCCTCTCTAACTATACCAAGCCTTATGCCTCCCGCAGGATGGACTGAGCAACATCAGTTGCCACAACCATTTAGTTCTGTATCAGCAAGAGGTGTTACCGCTATGGCTAGTAGAATGCTTAGTGCATTACTACCCCTGAATGATATGCCCTTCTTTAAATTTGAAATGGGTACTGGAGCCGAGCCAGAAGTTGAAGTAGTTAGTTATCTTAGTAACCTCAGTGAACAAGTTTATACTAAACTGTCCAGTGGAAATCTCCGAGAGATTATATACCAAGCATTGCAACATCTTATTGTTGTTGGAGATGTTTTGGTTATTATGGAAGATGACATGAACTTTAGAATCATAAGATTAGATAATTATATATGCCGAAGAGGTGTCTATGGAGATGTAGAGGAGATTGTATATAAAGAATATGAAGCTCTTCCTGGTTCTATGGATGACGATAGTATTCTTATGTCAGCCTCAGATGGATATGATACTAAGAATGGTTATAAAGAAATCTTCTGTCGAATGGAAGTAGTAGATAAAGATAAGTATGTTGTTACTAAACAAGACTCTGAGGGCAATACGTTACAAGGTGGTGGTGAGTACACTGTTTCACCCTACATCTTACTTAGATGGTCTGGTGTTCCTGGTGAGAACTATGCCCGTAGTCATTGTGAAGATTTGATAGGTGATATCAAAGCTTTAGAAGGATTTACTGAAGGTCTTATCAATGGTATTGCTGCTGCTAGTTTATTCTGGCAGGGCGTAGATCCTACTGGTATTACAGAGGTTGATGACATAGCTGGCACACCGTGTGGTGGCTTTGTTGCTAGTAGACCTAACGAAGTATTTACTATAAGTCCAGCCGCTACTATGAATCCTCAGATACAATCAACACAAACTGGTGTAGAGATACTTAGAAAAGAAATAGGCAGAGCATTTTTATTAGACTCTGCTAGCATGCCTCAGGGCGAACGTGTGACAGCTACTGCTGTACGCATGATTGGTCAAGAGTTAGAGCATGTACTTGGTGGTGCATTCTCCGCTATTGCTAGAGATCTTATGGAACCTGTCGTTAAACGTACAGTATTCCTTATGACTACTAATGCTGAAGTGGATGAACGCCTACAGGAAATGTTTACAGAAGAGGGTATACTCAGTGTGGCTATTATCACAGGCCTACAGGCTCTATCTAGAGATTCTGATCTACAAAAACTCATGCAGATGGGTGAGATGGTACGTAACCTACCTGAAGTAGCTGCTGCTATGTTCAAGTGGGATGAGTATGGTCGTGCACTTATCAGCTCCTTAGGATTCAATGCTGAACAATGGGTCAAGAGTGAAGAAGATGTTAAGAATGAACAGATGGAAATGGCTCAGGCTCAAGCACAGATTCAAGGCTCCGCCGACAGTACAAAAATGGTTAATCAAGCTGTGACTGAAGGCGGTCTCCAAGCAGCAATGCAGGATATAGAAGCTACTGGTGGTCAGGGTATTCAAGAGGCAATGGCATCAATGGGAGGTGGTATCTAATGGGTATTGAACAAGCTAGTCCCTTTAGTAACAGTACTTCTGGTGGTTATTATACTAGAGACTCTGCTGAGTCTAGTATTACATCGGCTACGTCAAGTCTAGTAAGTGGAAGAATATTTGCCGATCAAGATCCTATTGAAAATAATAAACCTATTATGGGTGTTACTGTAGTAGATGATTATGGTAGTACTCAAGGTACGGGTAGTATAACAGTTACTAGCTATCTTAATCTTTACCCTGTTGCATCTGCAGCAGCAGCGACAGATGCACTTGCAATCACAGGTGGAACTGTTTATCATAATGATGCATTCACTGTTCTTGTTCCTGAAGATGCTGGCGGATACGCTGGTGACGTTACTGCTACAATTATGGCTAGAAATTCGATGGGAAGTACCCCGTCTGCAAATCAGATTCATTGGTATCTTGATCCGAGTGGTGATGCTGCTAAAATTGCTAACTTAAAACTCGCAATTAATGGTACTACTGATACTTCAAAAGTAAAATTTGGGTCTAGTTTTACAAACACGCTTGGCGTTAAAGGTCTTACAGCATCTAATGGTACTGCAAGTATAGAGACATACGCTACTCTAACCGCAGATAATACTGGTATTAATGGAAACGACATTGCACTTACAGACACAGTCGGTACAGTTCTTGTCAATGAATCCGCACTTGCAAGTGGAAAACTTGCTGGTGGTGTAGACGGAGGAACTCATCAGATAGTTTTAACAGCAGCTGATGGTGGATATACTAACCTTCTAGTAGCTTCAACAACAACTACTACGGATTCCGAGTTTGGTGCCTTTGCTGAATTTCAAGTTGCAACATCAAACGCCGTTACAGCAACAAACTTAAAGACCGCTATAAACGGGCTAGATAGATACGATGCTGAGATAGATAGTGTTGATAATACCAAGATTAATATTACCCAATCAGTGGGTGGTTCTTCTGGCAATACTACTATTGCTTTAACAGATCCTTTAGGGGCTGGCATGACTGCTGTGAACTTTACTGGTGGTATAGATCCAGATCTTAAACTACAGGGCTCACATAACGGTATAGACTGGGTTGATATTACTATACTAGACTCAACATTCCCTGGAAGTACTGGAGTTCATTCATACTATCCAGATTTAACTAATACCTATGTTCCATTTTGGAGAATGATATGTAACAGCACTGGCTTAAGTGTTGGTACAAGTGGAACATCTAAATTCTTTTACTTATATAAATAGGAGGTGACTCGTGGCAATCGAAACAGCACCCGTCTTTGCAACCACTACAGTTAATGGCTATACTGTTAGAACTACTGCTGCGTCAACCGACTTATCAGTCAGTACTAATTCTTTGGCTAGCCCCATTATTTTACCCTCAGCTGATGCAATTGAAAACAAAAAAATTATTATGGGTGTGGAAATTACGGCTGCCTATTCCGATGTTGCTGCTAGGCTAATACTAGAGGGATCACACAATGGTACAGACTGGATTACAATCACATCGATAGATACTGATACTGAACCAAATACTGTAGAGGTAAAACCATATTTCGTAGACTTAACAGATGTGTATATACCTAACTTTAGACTTCATTTTAATAGCACCAACACTAGTGTAGGAACAACAGGCAACTTAAAATTCTTTTTTGCTTATATTTAAGGAGTAAATCATGAAGAATAATGATCAATTATTTTCTTTAGATATAATAGGATCATCAGATGATGTTACTAAGAATAACTGCGCATTAAAACAGAATAAAACAACTATGCTAGGTCGGGGTACTAGAGATTATATAATATCTATGCGTAATGAAATACTTTTTAATAGAGGATATAATCTACCAGAATCCTGGGATCATGAGTGGACAAAGATACTTGGTCCAGTATGGACACCAGAAAACCTTACTAATATAGAATCATGGATACTGCCAGAGTATTTTCATCCCGAATCATCGGATGAAACTAAATGTGTGTGGGCTAATAATAGAATAGGTTTTGATGGAGATGCAACCACTCTTGGCACTGGTGGCTTTGAGCAAAACGATCTTGCAAAGATGCCTGTGTTTCTTAGAAACACTAGCCATAGAAATTTCAATGGTTTAAAGTTTGATGGTACTAACGATGTTATGCGGGGATCATCTGGTGCTGCATGGAATGTAGGTACATCAAATTTCCTATGCTATGTAGCGTTTCTACAAACGGATAGCGATGAGAAACAACCTGTGGTTGCTAAAAATCAGAAGAGTCGCTTTCTTCTTGAAGCCGATTGGTCAGGCTCTAACATTTCTGCAACATTTAATATGGCTAACAATGAACTACTTGTTCGAATGAATACAGGTTCTGATGGTTTTCAAATTATAGGTTTTGGTAGAGGTACAGGTCCACCTGAATCAGTTACTTCGAAACAGTGGATAAGGTCATATAACTTTGCTACTGAAACAACTGCCTTGTCTGCTGATACATCAGATTTAGATCACTCACAAAAACCAGGGATAGGTGATGCAGTTGGTGTTTCATTTAGTGATGAATTTGATGGTGTTATATATGAAATAATATTTGTGAATGATGACTTGGGTGCAGGATCTGATATTAATGATGATGTTAAAGAAAAGATAGAAGGTTATTTAGCGTGGAAATATAATGTACAGGGTAATCTATATTCTGGACACACGTATGAGAACAACCCACCGAGAGATATTGTCGCGGGGTGAATATTTGTGTAAATTTTAAAGGAGAAAAGAAATGGGAAAGCTAACTGAGGTAGAAAAGAAAAAACGAGCTGCTGCAAGGAGAGCTGCTGCAAAGGCTGGTGGTAGAGGAGTTACTGGTATAAAGTCCAGAACAACTAAAAGAGCAAAGACTAGAGCAGCAAAAGCCAAAACAAGTGGTGGTCGTTAATTATGGCACCAGAAGATCCGTGGGAGACTCATCAAGGACATAGTAATGGATGGGATCAATATAAAAGATTAGTTATACACGAATTAGAAAATACTAATTCTAGATTGGATCGGATGGATAAAAGATTAGCAAAAATAGAACGTAATATAGTGGTACTACAAACCAAGGCAGCTACATGGGCTGCAGGTATTGCTATTGTAATTTCTGGGGGCGTTAGCCTCCTACTTAAAGTCCTTTGACTCGGGGGAACCGAACAATCATAAGGAGATCATATACATATGACAAATGACAATCCATTAGGTAACGAAGGTGAGACTCCATTGGAACAATCTCACGAAAAATCACCAGAACAAATTCAACATGAACACGAGAAGAATGCCTTCGCTACACATATAAATACAAGTGAAGAAAAGGTACCGGATAACTTTGAAAATGCTGGTGCATGGTTCGATAGCCTAAAAGAAGCACAGAAGGGTTACACACAAGCACGACAAGAGATTGCTGAATTAAAGACACAGCAAATAGCTGCTGCTCCGGTCCAAGCGGATGAAATGTCTAGCCCACAATTAACTAATGAGCTACGGATTCCAGAACCTAGTGTGGTAGAGGAAGAAACCGAAGCTCCAAAAATACTTGATGAAGGAACTTACGAATCTTGGGGCATGGAATTTGCTGCTAACGGTGAGTTTTCAGAAAGTACTCGGAACGATATCAAGCAGCGTACCGGGTTTACGGATAGAATGCTTGAAGATTATGTCACAGCACAGAAGGCTAGGCTCAGAGAATCGTATTCAAAAGCAGCCAACACAGTTGGTGGTCAGGATAGATTAAATAAGATTTTCAAATGGGCTAGTAATAACCTTCCAGCTGATGACATGCAGGGAATAAACATGGGTCTAGCTTCACCACAATATGAAGTAACTCTCAGAGGACTAGCGTCGATGTATGATAGCTCAGTAACAGCCGCAAAAGCAAAGGAACCCGTCAAGAACGAGAACCTTACGCAGGTTGCTGCTAGCCAAAAAGGTATATTACCTTATGCTACTCAACGCGAATTCAAAGCTGAGAGGAATGATCCTAAGTTTCAGTATGAGCCACAGTACCGTGATATGGTACAACGTAAGATGGCTATAACAGACTGGAACACATTACCTGCATAAGGGGAAAGCGGAACCCGACTGGGAGACTTAAGTTGAACTGTATAAATCCCCCTCTTAACCGAGGCAACGGATAATACTAAGTTACTAAAGTTCCGCTATGAAAAGGACTCGAAAGAACAATCCTAAGTATATAGTAATTTTAATGAACCGCATAATAATTTTACTTTAATTTTTTAGGAGGATTTCTTATGACTGCTGTAGGAGATTTAGGACACGACCGTCTCGCATATCGCGAGGCTGTAGGTGGAGAAGTATCAGGTGCATCTTACGTTGACAACGTAACCGCTGGTAAGCTTTGGCTTCCAATTTGGTCTGGCGAAGTCATCAATGCATATGATGAATTTAATCAATTTGAAGGTATGGTGAAATCCCGTACAATTCCTAGCGGTACCACGGTTGAAATTCCAATCACTGGTACGGTAGACCTTAAACCTTTTTGGAATGCTGGTGAAGAACTCACTGGTGGTTCAACTGCAACAACGTCAACATTCCAGCTCAAGCTCGATAAGCGACCAATGGCCGCACACTTCGAAATTGATAATGTTGATATGATGTTGACACAGTGGGAGTTTCGTAATGAACTCGCACGTCAAGCTGCTCAAACTTTAGCTAATGCTAGAGACAAGCAGATTTATTCGTATCTAACTCGATGTGCTGTAACAAGCCAGATCGCTAATGACCCTCGTCCTACGTTGAACTTGGACGATGCGTTGTATGGTGATGATGGAACGGGCTCATTAAAACTTTCATCTTGGGGTACAGCTGGTGCTGCTGCAGCAGATCGTGCTACAGGTGCTCTTAGTGCCCTTGAGAAAGTTGAGAAGTATATTGTCTTCCTTCAGGAAAACAATGTTCCATACGATAGATTGTTTATGGCTGTAAGCCCACAATGTTTCATGGATATTCGTGCTCTTGGTGTGGCTCGTGCCTCTGCCGACCTCGGTATTGGTACTACGAACACGGCAAGTCGTCCAATGTTCAGTGGTAATGATTCTTATAGCTTGGGTAGTGGAATGAAGGATTCATATGGTCAACTCACTGATTCACTTGAGTATATGGGTTGTAATATTATCAAGACTAATCATGGTTCTGATAATCTTAGAGATACCTCAGGCGGTACTACTTTAGGTGAAGCTAAGTATAATCTTGACTGGCTTATGGGCATGACAGACTCAACCACCGAAACTACTGGTGTTCGTGCTGTTATGTTTACTCCTGAGTCTGTGGGAGCGATTCGTTTACAAGGTCTTAAAGTTGACGTTGTGGATGATATTCGTCGTAATACAACCTTTACGGTTGCTTCGATGATGAATGGTACTGGTGTTCTTCGTCCTGAGTGTGCGGCATTGATCCACGCTGGGAATGGAGATCATGCTGATAACGACACCCGAGCTGAGCTACGTGGTGCTAGTAAAATAGATGTGGATGCAGATGGCTACGTAGAAGCGTAACTAATCTGATAGAAATATCATTTGCCTTGGCTCCCTTAGCGGGGAGTCAAGGTTTTAACAAAGGAGGATCGGTAACATGGGTAGTATTTCTAAGTTAGATGCAGTAAATCACATGCTGTTAATGGCAGGAGAATCTTTGGTATCCGATCTAGAGGAAAACTCTGGGCTAGATACAGAGACAGCACAGTTCTGTTTAGATCAGTTCATTCGTGACTTTCAGATGCGTGGTCTTGCTAATAATCAATACATTAAGAAGACAACCTTAACTACTGATGGGCAGATTACACTGCCCACGTCTCCTTACGATACACTGTCGGCTGAACTAGCTTCAGACCACTCCAGTGTCGAGAACTTTAGAATCGCTGGTATATCTAAGGGTACTGTTGACAAGTACTTATGGAATGTTACTGATCAAACCGATCAATGGGCTAAGGATATTGAGTATACTATAGTGATAACTCAAGCAATTCCTTGGGAAGATATGGATACTCCAGTACAACGTGGAATCCTATCATCTGCTGCTAGACAATACCAAATGGTAACACAAGGCGATGGAGATGCTGATATGTACTTAACAGGTTTAGAATCATTATATGTAGCTAAGGCTAAGGGTGCTGATTTAGATGACCGTAGACGTACAATATTCTCTGCTGCTCCAGACAAATTAAAAGATGCTAGGGATAGACGTGGTAGTAATACTCCAGACTTTAGGTACTGGCGTACTACGAAGTCTGGAGGATAATAATGGCTAAACGACGCGGTTCATCATTCTTTCCAATAAAGATACCTATCAATACCCTAAGTGGTGGCGTAGGTAGACAGGCTCCTACTAAGAGACTTCCTTCTGAAGTAGAAAATATGGATAATATATTCTGTACTACAGAAAGATCTATAGACAAACGAAATGGCTTCAGTCCTTTGGAAGGCTTTGGATTAGATATGGATATAGACTCGGATATGGAAATCTGGTGGTATTGGTTCTTGGTGGGTAAAAAACAACAGTATATTGTTGGCTTAGATTTTGATGCTACGAGTAATACACAACAATTATTATATGTTTATAAATTAGAAGATGATGGTTCAGTTAGTAAACAAAATATAGACCCAGCATTTATAGATATGCCAAGTACTGATCCAGACTGGAACCCTGATTACAGCGATATTAGGAAATATATTACACATAGTACTACAGAATCAGCTAAAGATGTTTTGAGAGCTGTATCAGTTGGCTCCTCTGTTCTTGTGTTGAATACAGAAGTTAAGGCTGGTTTTTCTAGCGATGGTACTGATAATTATATGTTTAATTTAAACGGTGAAAAGACTTCGGTTACAGATATAAGAGGTCGGAAGATAGAATACCAAACATCTATTACCGTAGACCCTGAAGGTACTGCTGAAGTATGGACTGCAGCTTCAGATTATATTTGGGATCAGGGTGCTATTGATACTACAGTCGTTGATAATGCACCTGTATACAATGTTCATACCGTAAAGACTGGCTTAGAAGCAGATCAGTTACCTGGTCCAACTAATGGTGTTAATAATACTAATCCCGCTGGGGCAACAACCTATTGGAAGACTGCTCAAAGAACAACAAAATATATTCCTGTAGAAGATTATGTATATCCAGATGGAACAAAACTATACTTAGGTCAGTCTATTTCTAAATGGTCTGACCTTAAGTTTCCTCCAGATGCTAATGATCTTACTGCACATAATGGTGATACACTCACAAAAGCTACGATTCAAACTTTATATCCAGATTCAGGGGATGCTTCAGGTTCAGGTAAGATATATTATTTGAACCAATCATACCTTAGTAGTACACCAGGATGGTACCGAGTAATAAATTCAGAAAATACACCATACTTAGAAAAGGTACGTACTCCTGATGAGATGGGTGTTATAGATAAAAACAGAATGCCTATGCAAATATACTTAGACGAGGCTAATAATCATTGGTCTATTCGTAAGATAAACTGGGATGCTAGAACATCTGGTACAACAAACAGTAATCCAGGTCCATCATTCTTTAAAGATAATGACAAGAAAGCTAAGCAAGTTAAGATAAAAGCTATATCATACTATAGAGATAGATTGTTCCTAGCATCGGAGGATACATTAGTTTCCTCTAGATTGGGTGACTTTGATAACTTCTACCTAGATGATCCTGCTAACATAACCTTTAGAGATCCTGTGGATCTTAAGGTCTCATCAAATGTATACACCCCTATCACCTTCTTACAACCCTTTAAGGACTTCTTGTTCTTAGGTACATCGGGTGATACACAATATGAACTCATGGGATCAGAGAACCAGATATCTCCACTGACTGCTGAGATAGCTCCTACGTCATTCTTTCCAATGTCTGAGGATATGTCCCCACTTGTGATGAATAATAATCTATTCTTCTTTGCTAAGAATCGTTTATTTATATACTTCCCAAGCTTTGAAGCAACGGGTCAACAAGCATTTGAATTATCACAACACGTACCTGAGTACTTACCTGATAATTACTGGGCATCTACTGTATCTGCAGCTCATAATATGATATTTGCTATAGGTGGTGCTAGTCCAAGTAATGTACTATATTGCTATAGAAATCAGACAGCTGGCGAACAGATAGTTCAAAATGCTTTCTTTACCTTCTCTTTACCTACTTCTTGTAAAGTACATTCTGTATCGTGTATAGGTGATGATCTATATGTTATAACAAAACAAAGTAATGCTATTGGTAATTATATTACACAGATACAAAAGATGACGCTATTACCTGAAGATGGTAATATTCCTAGAATAGATAACAGAGTACTTACCAGTGCTTCACAAGTTGTGTATGACTCTAGTTCTAATGAAACTAGTTTTACTGTTCCTATTTCTATGAATAGTTTTAATCAATTTATATCTATCAGCGGAGAACACGAAGGATCTATAATCGATGTAACTGTTATAGGCAGTGAATCTACCAGTGAAAAGACTCGTCTAAAAGCATCGGGTAATTATAGTTTACTGAGTGGAGGATATATAGGCACAAAAATGAATAGCGAAGTAATTCTATCGGATATCTTTGTAAGAGACGAAAAAAATAATATCATACCAGGAACTTTAAACTTAAGATATGGAGTATCTAGGCATCACAAGACTGGACCCTATGATATAACTACATCCAGAAAGGGTAGAGCAGAAAAGGTTTACTCTTTTGTACACGAAACCGTTGGTTCAACAGAAGCATTATTAGAAGATGACTTCTACGAATTAGACGGGGTTTTTAAATTTCCAATTATGGGATTCGCTGATGATATTATAATTAAGATAACATCAGACTATCCTAATCCAATGAACATAACAAATATAGAACTCTCTGGTAAATTCAAAAGAGTACCTCACTTCTTAACAACATAGGAGACAAGCCGTGGCTTACGACAACAACACAGATAAAGTAACCTTTATCAAAAAAACAGGTAGTGAGATTATCTCCAATGATTACAAAATAGATATATCCTCCTTATTAGATAGTACATCTAAACTTTCATCAGTCTTAAACGATTCAGATGAAATTATGATAGTTCGTAAGTTCGACAGTAGTTCTATTTCTCCAGCAATAACCGCAGACGAAGCTTGGTCTGCTTGGGTGTTGCCAAAAAATAATTCCAGCGGAAGTACTATGTATTCTTTGTCTGGAAACGATGTAACATTTTCCCAAACAGCTAGTGATTATACGTGGACTACAATCCACAGTGGTCGGGCTGCTGATGTAGCTCTACCAGCCCTAGCAAGTGGCGATACTGTGTATGTCTTAAGAAAGACGTATGCTTTACAACACCTAGTTACATGGACTGCTGGTTCTAAAATTACCAGTTCAAATCTTAATCTATTTGGCGATCAGTTTCTAAACCTTAGCCAAGAATTAATATCTATGTGGCAAAATATTCATAGCTATCATCCCGCTATGGGACAACCAAGTGGTATCTGCCCCCTTGATTCTAGTGGACTGGTGCCCTCAACTAACATGGGTGGTGCAAACGTTGGTGATGGACTTGCTGGAGTTGGATCCGTTGCCAGTCCTTTGGTAGTAGATCTTGATGGAGATAGTTTAGAATTCTCAAGTGGAAATCTTAAGGTTGCTACAGTAGATGGACTAACTTCATCTTCAACTTCAAAACCCCTATCAGCTAATCAAGGCAAACTATTAAATGAATCAATCTTAACTCTTACTTCAGGTATTGTATATAAAGGTGGATTTGATCTAGTAACTAAAGATGCAGCTGATCTTGGAACTCCTGTTGCAGGATGGACTGTTGGGCATACTGGATCAGGTATCACTTCTCATGCTTCTTGGGGATCTCTAACGATTGCTAATGGTAACTTGGTACGTTACAATGGATCTGCGTGGCAAGTTGCTCAGTCTGCTGCTAGTGTCCTTGCTGATGGTACTATTGAATTATCTGCGGATTGGGATGCTGGTTCAACTAGAACTATATCAGCTAAGACTCAAGCTAATACGGACAGCTCAACTAAACTTGCTACTACAGCGTGGGTAAGAACCCATACTGGTGCTGCAAGTGCCAATATGATTTTGACTAGTATAGCAGATGTCTATGTTGATGACTCAACAGTTGCTGAAGGTGATATGATTTATTGGGATGGTAACTCTTGGGAGCCTATTCTACTTAATGACATAACTCCTGGCTCTAATAAAATTATAACTACAGGTGACAGTATTGAAGATCTTGCTGACGTAGGGTCTATGACACCAGGTGAAGGAGAGGTTCTAACATTTTCTAGTGGTTCGTGGGTCTCAACTGACATTGGTGTAACGCCATCTGTTGTAACTTGTGCTGGTGCTACTCCTGCCTCAGATACTGCCACTGGTGCTGATGCTTCAACAGCAGTACTAGCAGCACTAAATAATGTTAACTTAGGATCAAATGTAACACTAGGAATGGATACGTCTGTACTAAGTGTTCTTGAGTTTGGTGGGAAGACACACTTTATTGGAGATGGAACAGCTGTAGCTTCTACAGTAGCACCAGACTTTAGAAAAAACGTAACTATTAGAAACGGCACTCTGAAATATAATCTTGGTGATAATGATGATAAAATCTTGCTTAATTATGAGTCAACTACTGCATTATCTACAACTACTAGCAATAGCATAAGTATGGGAACATCTAAGGTTTCTGTAGCTTCCTCTACAGGATATAATGTTGGAGATTTTATTAAGATTGTAGCAGATAATGACCCAGCAACAGCCAGTGATGACGATGTTCATCATGTATATGTGTCGAATACCGCGGAAGGGAATAGATTTTACTCTCAATGGATAGGTGAAATTGCCCGTATTGAAGGAAATAATATATATCTAACACACCCTATGCATGTAGAATTTACTTCGGGTGCAGCGGTTTCTCGTAATGGTGTGGGAACCAGTGGTCAAGACCAACTAAAAAATATTACATTCGAGAATATGCATTTTGAAGACTATTTAACATCAGAAACACTTTTGGGTAGTAATCCAATCACGCTAACTAGTGGAAGCTCTAACTTTACAGTTACCTTTCCTGCTGGACATGGAATGTCAGTTGGAGGCGCTTTCCAACTACAAGGTGTTGATGCTTCTTATGGTGATGGTAGTACAGGGTATACAACCGCTGATCCAGCAAATAGCGTAGAAGGTGATATTAATGATTGGTTTAATATTACTGCTGTAGATGGTAATGAAATTACTGCGGTCTTGGCTAATAGTGCTGTAGCAAATACTACCGGAGCTACTGGTGGTACAACTGCTCAGCTGTTTATTAGTAGACACACTGGTACACGTATAAAAAGTGGTTATAATATTACTTTTAAAAACTGCACTTGGAATGGATTTTCTAGATACGCTGCAGAAGTAAGAGAGTGTAAGAATGTACGCTTTGAAAATTGTGTCTTTAGGAATTGTTTTCCTGAAAATAATACTACTGCATCGGGTGCTGTTCGGATAATCGAATGTGATAATGTTTCCTTTGATAATTGTAGATTTGAGAGATGTGTTAATGGTATATTTGTTGCCACAGTAGCAAGTAGAGTATCTTCAAATATCTATATTAGAAAATGTTATTTTAACTGTGGTAGACCTATTTGGTCGAGCTCTGCGAATTTTATTTCACAAAAATTTGAGGTAAGTGATTGTACGTTTGAGGCAATGCGTTATAGAGACGATATAGCTTGGATGGTGAAGACAGGAACAAATCGGTTACAATGGTCTTGCATACAGGTTTACGGTGCAGAAAATACTCGGATTATAGGTAATGATATGTCAGCACAGGCAGAGATACCTAGTGGATCTGATACCTTTGAGCAAGCTCCGTTCTGGGGTGCTGGAAACGGTTGGGATAGAGATGACGAGAACAAAGGCGCTATGCATGATAAAATTCCAGTAAATCGAGGAGCTATATACTTAAGAACTCAAAACAATCGCTGGAATACTTATGACAGGCAATTCGGAAGTGCTGGTAAAACTGTAATAAGAGAGAATATTATTATAACCTGGGATAGCAGCCCCACGGTCGTTATTGTTCCAATGTGGAATACTGTGGTAGCAGATCAAACAACTGGACAATTCGATAGCACTATATCTATCGTGAATAATAATACTCACGTACAAGGAGAGGCTTATGATATAGATATGCAATACGGTTCGCAATTAACAAACTTACATAACTGTTATGGATTTACAATTTCTGGAAATAAAAATAAGTCTACAAGAGCATGGAAATCTATCCCAGGAGAAGTTGTCGCAACAGGCGATGCCCCCAATACTCTTAGGTTCTTAACCCTTAGTACTCGAGCCTCGGGTGGTAAAGGAGGACGATTTGTGTACGGTAGAATAACCGACAATAACTCGGTATTTAGCCATGATGATGGAATACAGATAAACCTTGGAGGTGTATCAGGAGGAGAGTCGGTAGTTGGCGTTATACATACTGTTTTAATTACTAATAATTTACTTACAAACGGACTTTATGGAATTTACAGTATCATATCAACAACCGCAGGAAGGGATCTATGCGCACATTGTGTACTAGGAGAGAATTTCTTTAGATCAATAAAAGAGGAAGCTCATTATAATAAGGATATATTTACCAACGCAGCTTCTAAGAACAAAGATAGAAATAACTATATAACTTAAACCATGAATAGAATAAAAAAACTAAACGATCAATTTTTAGATACTCTATTGTTGGATCTGGATGATCCACAAAAGTGTACACCTGGTTTATATCAGGTGATACGGGGTGTAATCAACGATAATAAGGAAGACTTGGATACTATACCAAAAGAATCAATGGAATTCTTGCAGGATAAGATGGTCTCAAGTCTACCATTTAAAAAGGAGATAGTATAATTATGTCAATTGGTAGAGCATTCAAGGAAGTTGCTAGGTATATGAAAAAAGAGGGTATGTTTCTAAAGGGATATAAAAACACGGGAGCCCCTAATACAAAGAAGGGTGGTACTCAATTTAAAAACATAAGTGGTGGAGGATGGCTTAGCAAAGCGTTATCGGGTGTAGTTAAGAAACGACTTAGTACTGTAAGGAAAAAGAGGTCAGGAATGCTAAGCGGTACTGCTAGTAAGATTGTTAAAAAGAAATAAAGGAGACTGAATAATGCCACAAGGTAAAGGAACATACGGTAAACAGGTTGGAAGACCCCCCAAAAAAGGAAAGAAAAAGAAAGCAGTAAAAAAACCTGCTACTAAGAAAAAGCGAATAAGCTACTAAATGAATATACCTCAAGAAATGCTTGATGACTTCAGGAACCACATGTGGGCTTGTTTCAAATACTTGGGCTTAGGAGAACCTACAGGAGCTCAGTACGGTATGGCTGATGCACTACAGAGTGGATCAAACGACATGCAGCTACAAGCTGGACGTGGGTTTGGTAAGTCCGTGATAACAGCATGCTTAGCATCTTGGTTTCTTCTGAAGGATTCGAACTGTACAATCATGGTTGTTTCCGCTACAGGTAACAAGGCAACAGAGTTCATCTCTATGACACGTAGGATCTTAGATCTTGTGCCATACTGTGAACACCTAAAGCCTGGCGATCATACTACTGATAATGCCTTTGCATTCAACGTAGAAGCTAGGACAAAGATTGGACAAGACAAGTCATGCTATGCACGGGGTATTACATCCCAGATAACAGGGTCACACGCTGACTACGTTATCGGTGATGACATCGAAATCGAAGGTAACTGTGAGACTGCTAATGCAAGAGAGAAACTATTATCCAAGGTATCAGAATTCGAACAGATACGTAACGTAGGAGGTCGTGTAATATTTCTGGGTACACCTCAGATCAAGGACTCGATCTACAATCAACTCAAGACTGGCTATCCTGTAACTAAGTTCCCAGCTATAATGCCTGATCTCACTAATCCAATAGAGTCTGAAGATATAAATGAGTGGGTGGTTCAATCTGGGCTAGAGCCTGGGCAAGCTACCCAACCTGAAAGATTCTCAAATGAAATTCTTCTGGAACGTATGGCTAAGATTGGACCCAAGTTATTTGCTTTGCACTATAAGCTTGATACATCCTTAGCTGACTTTGAAAAGTTTCCGTTACGTCTTTCTGACTTGATTGTCATAGACGTACATCCTGACATGTGTCCCGAGAAGATCATATGGTCAAACAGTAAGCCTATGAAGGGCGTACCTGCCTTTGGTTTAACAGGAGATGTTATATATGAACCTATGTGGATAGCTGAAACCTTTGTACCATACTCTCAGCGAGTGATGTACATTGACCCATCGGGTCGTGGGTCTGATGAGACTGCTGTATGTATTGCCTCGTTTGCTAATGGATATATATTCATTCACGAACTTGTGGGTTATGTTGGTGGGTACGAGAAGGGTATACTTAATAAGATCTCACGTCTTGCTTATGACTATGGTGTCAAGCTAGTACGAGTAGAGTCTAACTTCGGTGATGCTATGTTCTGTCAACTGTTGGCACCCATAATGACTGACATCTGTGGCTCTGTTGCTATTGAAGATTTTAGGGTGGGTGGTCGTAAGGAAGCACGTATCATATCAACTATGGAGCCTGTAATGACTCAGCATAGACTGGTATTCGACAAGCGTTCTATATGCCAAGAAGAAACACAGAAACAGATCACACGTATATTCGATAAGCGAGGTGCGTTACCTCATGACGACAGGATAGATTGCTTGGCAGCAGCTGTATCACACTGGGAAGACCAGCTACGTACAGATGTTGATGTGATCATAGATAATAATCGTAAGGCAGCTGAGCAACGACAAGTTGATACATGGTTAGATGATGATAGACGCATGGGTCTATGGTCTAATCACCTAAGTGGTGCTGTAATTAGACGAGAAAAAAACAGACCGCCTATAGACCCTAATAAAGCGGGTTGGGCTGTAAAGGGTCGCTCATGGTCTTGAGAGAGATTCTTTGAATTACCCGGGGGTAACCCTATTAAACCAATGAAATGTCTTAGACGGGCTGTATGGCCCAAAGGAGGAAATCTGATATGCCGATGGGATGGATGATAGGTTTACAAGCAGGTCAAGCTTTGCTAGGAGCTCAGGGTGCAAAGGCAGATGCTGCTATGCAAAAAATGCAGTTTGAAGAACGGCGTTTTAATGCCAGGATGCAAAACCAGATAAAGAATAGAGAAATAGCTAAAGCTAATGCTATGCAATGGATGGCTAATAAAAAGATAGCTGAGTCGGCTAATCAAGAAAGGGCTGAGACTGATTTCTATTTACGTTATAATTTTAATAATGAATCAGGCGAGTTATCTAGACAACACAAGCAATCTAATGACCAAATAGTATCTGCATTATTCAGCAGGGGTATAAGCCCAGACTCTGGTACAGCTAGGGCTCTTATGAGATCTTCTATGGCTAGATCAAAACAAATATTTACTGACAGAAGTATTAATCTTAGCAATGCCTTGATAAGCTCAGAAAGAAAACAACAACAACAATTAGCACAAAGAAACTTTGGCTACAATGCACATATACCATTGATGCAAGAAGAATATAGAGGACAAGATCCGAGTAGTGCATTTAGTACAGCACTTACTACTGGCTTAACTTCAGCTGCTATATCAGGATTCGGAATGGCGGCACAAGCAGACTTCAATGCTGACTATTTGGCGGCACTAAACTCAAGATGATAAAAAAACAAATAGAAATACTGAATAACTTAAGTGGACTAGAAACCAATACTTCTCCTAATACGGAGGATGTTATAGGAGATTACTGGATTAATAGGTCTGAAGATATATTAGAGAAAACTAGTGGTATGGATCCTCTTGAAAGGGCATTAACATGGGATAGAGAAACTAAAGACTGGAGTGGTTGGTCAGCAAATAAAGAATACTACTGGAATACTAAGTACTCGCTTAGTCCTGAGACAGATGAAATAGCTAAGCAATCACATGTTAATATAGAAACAAACATAATATCACAACTATCTAATGAAGAACGTGAGTACTACTTTAGAGACAATGCTTATAAACTACCCAACCACTTATTCAAACGCTTAGAGCCATTGTATAATATTACTGATGCTACATTGACTCAGCTGGGAATAGAAAGAAGCAGGATTAACCAAGAACTAGAGTTCAGTTCTTGGTTAGATAGTAAGTCTGAAGAACTTAAAAAGGTATCATCAGATGTTGGCAAAGATTCAGCTGCAGAATCTTTAAGACTGGCTTATATGAATGATCACATGGAGATTTCTGTTGATGATTATGGTAATGTTGTTGTTCCAAGAAATGGTGAACCATTCAGAGCTCTTGATTTAAAGGATGTAGCTGATATATCTGAAACCATTATATCAAAGGTAGACTTAACTCCAATAGCTTTAAAAGCTGTTAGTCGTGGAATAGAATCTTCTAGACAGGAACAGCTAACATCCGAAAGACAAGCTCTAACAGCACTGAGATTGAAGATTACAAACCCAGCTATAAAAGAAGAGCATAAAAAAAGTATATCTGTAGATTATGCTATGAATATAAGTGATAACCCTAGAGAAGATATCAGTAAAGATATAAGAGATGTAATAAGAACTGATTTAAAAAATGGAAAGATACAGTCTAACAAAGAATTAGCTAACGCTTTATATTTATATCACAAAGATATTAGTAATATTATAAAGGAGAGAATATAAATGGAACAACCAGGCATCACGGGTCCAATACCAACAGGAGTAAACTATACTCCTACGTATACTAGGGAACAAGCTATAGACTTTGGAGTAGAATCGCCTATTGATTCTGGTGCTGAGTTCTATAAGGCTTGGGCTGATGTCTTGGGTTTTGGTGTCGAGTACTTTAAGAACTTAAGGGATATGACGTTTGAAAGAGAGGTCATGAAAATAAAAACAGCAAAGCGACTAGCAGCTGAAGAATTAGCTAGGAAGAAGCAAGATGAGGCAGATGAGAGAGCTAAGGCAACATTAGACCTACAGAGATCGCAAACAGATATGTTGCGTATACAACAAGGTGGTACTAATATACCAACAGGCTTTTCAACCCCTTTAACTTACTTTGAAAGATTGTACCAAGGAGGTCTATATTCACCATGGAACCAACCAATGTAGAGAGTCCAGAAAAAGTAAGACTAGATTTTATCTTTAAACAGATCGAAGATAATAGAAAGTCTAACGAAAATTTCTTAAACATGAAATATGGTTTGGATAATAACGAAGAAAAGCTAGACTACATATTTAAACAAGTCAGTAAAAAAACACCAAAGACTCCTGAAGTTGAGAAGCCTGTTGATACTGATAACTTTGATATGCTTGCATACATTGAACAAAAAGATCCTGAAGTACACGGTAGTATTATATCAGCAGCTAATGCAGATGGATACGAAGATGTCGATAGTATGGTCAAGGATGCACAAAACACAGCTATAAAAGAGCTTAGGGACTGGGCTGATAATGCTATGTTTAAAGAGCAGTATACCAAAGAACATGATAAAGAAATGAACGACATGGGTTTAGTATCAGATGGTGAAGTATCTGATATTAACACTAAAGAAACTGTAATATCCTTTGAGGGAGAACATATTACAGTTCCACCTTCTGAAACTAAAGCACCTAAAGTTCCTCAGGAGCAGTTAGTAAAACTAGGAGAGGAAAAGAAACAAGCTGAGAGATACCACGGTATAGGTTTTGTGACCCTTGAAGAATATTCATATGATAAAGATCTAACAGGTGATGATATTATAAATGATCTACACCGTAATATAGAACTTATGAGTCAAGGTAGCTCTTCCTTTGAAGCTAACATAGCCATGAAATCCCAAGCGTTACAAAACATAGCTAAGTTAATTGGAGCATCTAAAGTACAACCAGAAGCATACAGTAGGTTAAGTGAAGTGTTCCCTGATGTAAACTTTGCAAATCCTAAAGAAGCATATATGTTATTGAAGTATAAAGTACAGTCTGCAGCACAAGAGTTAGCAGTTGCCTATAATGAACAAAGCAGTCCAGAGGGTAGGTGGAATAAGTTTGTTGTAGACATAGGTCAAGAGCACTTTAGTGAGAAGATTGAGTCTACTTTAGATTTACATGAGTTTGTTGAAGATGTTATTAATGATAGAGATTATAAAATATACTCTAGAGCAGAACAGTCAAAGATTTTCTCTATGTATAAATCACTGATGGGTGAGAAAAAGAATTTCTTTACAGAAGTAAAGGAGGACGCAGTACAACGAAACCTCTTGGATGTAACTACCCAAGCGATAGATAATGGCAAGAAGGATATTCCCGCAGTTATGGCGAAGATTTCCTTTAGGGAATCTGGGTGGTACTTCCTTGCGCATGATCCTGATGATTATCGAAAACTTCAAAACGGTGAACCATTGCCTACTAAAAGATATAGAGATGCTGTAGCTATGGCAGAAGATAAGTTTGCAGAAAGCTTTAACAAAACTATTCCTGGTAGTGTGGATCCCGATTCTGATAATTATGCAGAGCAAAAGTTAGGAGCTATTGGGAGATTTCATAGTTTAATGGAGAGGGATGCTGAGGGTGTAATAATTGGAGTCAGAGCTGATGCTGTGGATGACGTAGTAGGATATAGTACACTTATATCAGCTATATTGGACACACAGAATAAAGTTGGTCTCAATAATGAAAATCCTTTTCTAAAGGCTGCTGCTAAAGATTTAATGGATAAGATTACAATATTTGGCAACTTAGATCTTGATCCTATGTCAAGTGAATTAGATGCTGATCTAGCACAAGGTGCTTTCGCATCTGTAGTTATCCTAAAAGAACTCTTTAAAGAAAGAACACCAATTCAAAAGGACGCGATTGCAGAGATGCTTGGAATTAAAATCGAATCAGCAGATGTATTATCATTTTTAAGCTATGCATTAGTAGAAGCATTTGATAATGCAGCTCAAGGCACATTAGGAAGACTTAGTTCTGTTATGAAATCAGATGATCCGATGGCTTTAAAAAAATTCTTGGAGCAACATACTGTAGATTTAACTGTGGTACAAAGTGTAATGAATTTGTTAACTGCTACAAGATCCGAACCACAGGGTATAGGCGGTATGAGTGATTACTTAGAAGGTGATGCAACTGGCGGAGCGTTTTATAAGTACGATATTGATACGATGGTAGAGAGCAAGTTGATCAAGGATGACACAGAATTTCAAACATGGGGAGAAAACACTGTTCGGTATTTCACACGTTCGAGGATATCGTTTCCTGCCAAAGATTCTGAAAGGGAGAAGGGTTTTAAAGCTCAGATTATGGAAAGTGGAATCTACAGTGAATCCCAACGCACAGAACTCCTCAGTCTGGGTAATGGAAGTGAGAATCAGAGACAGCTTATGTACATAGTACATTTACAAACCCTATTAAGATTTTCAGACAAAGAGAATCAAAACAGATTAAGCTCTATTGATAAAGTAGCTATGATGTTAAAAGCATCTGGTGGAAATACTTACGATACAGGAATACAGACTGTATTCGATCTCCTAGCACTAGATGTAAAACCTGGAGTAATTATGGAAGATGGTACAGAACTTACAGACAGTACCGTTGAATTACCAAAACAAGGTACTCAGAGTATAGGATTGACCGCGAATACGGTTAAAACCTATAGACTATCCGATCCCGAAGATGGCGATAGTCTGTCTAATGCCGTGAAACACTGGGGCAATAACGGTGTAAATCTAGCGAGAAGTGTGTCTAGACCTAGGGGTTATTTTGGTAGAGTGTGGACTGAGATGGGTAAGAGTGGTGGAGGAATACCCACAAAACCAGGTGACTATGGTGGACTATCTGGCGAATCATATGCAAGCCAAAGTAAAAGTATAATAGACGGACACAATGCTGCTGAGGCAGACATGAATACTATGACGCAAACACTCAGATCCAACATGAGTTATGCAAGGTGGATGGACTACGCCATCGACCTAGGTATTAGCGAAGCCGATTGGAACACTATGGTAGGGAATGCTATAAATAAAACATTTGATCCTGTTAGGGAAAAACTTAGAGAGGTTATAAGTTCTAATAAAGATAGGTTTACTTATGGAAACGAACAAGCTCACTTATCTGTACTATACCATGTCTTAAAAGAAGCAGGAGGGGAAGGATGGATGGATATAAAAGCAGAGCATCTGAGGCCAATGGCTCAGACAAATAGAGGTAAACATCTAAACCCCCAACAAATAGATGCTATGGAGTCTAGAAGAACAGCCCAAAAAGATAGACTGCTGAAAACTATTACACCCAATAATAGAAATAAGATTGTATCTATTATGCAACAATCAAGCTGGGGACAAAATAAGGACTACAGTTCTATAGCAAACGATGAATTAGTACTTGATTACTTTGAGCTACGACTAGATCCAGGTGCTCAAGCTATTGATCAAAATAAAAAGATGGCTCCTATATTAGGATTTATGGGTACCACTATAGGAGTACATAGAGATGGTACTAGATTAGTGTTACAACTAAAAGGACAAACACCAATAGCTCTGCCTTGGTCTACTGAACCAGATGGAAACCTTCCAGAACAAAAAACGAAAGATTTCAGTGTTGACTTTGGTAGTCCATCTTTATTGGATCAGGCTAAAAAAAGGGAACGTGAAGAAGATATAGAATTTGTGCAAGATATTCTAGAATGGCAAGATGAAGACAACTTCTCTTGGACTGAATCTGTTGCTGGAATTCCACTTTCATTAAATCCAGAATATTGGTGGAAGACAGGGTGGATAATATCAGGTATGTACAAGGATACTATAGTTGATGGGTGGGACTATATTACAGATGGTTACTGGGGATCTCAGTCACAAGAGGAAGTTGATGAGTTATTATTGAAAGCTATTAGTGAAGGGAATATAGACCAAGCTGAAGGAAATGCTGAACTTCAAAAGTATATTGCTTTTGGTGAATCGACGTTAGAAGAGGATACAGCACCAACACTAACATCTAGTGAACTAGATCAAAAGGTAGATGAGCTTCTAGAAATGGGAGAAACCAATAGAGCTAGGGCTAGGGCAGGAGATTATACTGGCGTAACACGTTCTTTAGATCCTACTGGTTCTGGTCCAGATCTTAATAATCCTAAGATCCGAGCTGGTATCACTACTGGAAATGCTACAGACGAATTGCTTAGAGATTTATTCGTTGATGATTTAAAAGAATGGGATCAGTATGAAAAAACATCTAAAGACTACGCTACTAATACAGTTATCAATGAGGGTAAGCTCTTTAATAAGAAAGCTGACTTTACTAAATTCACAACAGATGCTAATGCAATTAGAGATGAAATAACTAAGGGTGGTGGACGAGTTATTACATCTGAGATTAACTTGGTTAGTGATACTCAAGGTCTTCACGGAAAGCCAGACGTTATTGTTATGACGGAGAAAGGTAAAATTAGAATTTACGATGTTAAAATAGTTAGTGGAGATTTAAGTAATATAAACAAAAAATACGATGGTGATAAATATTCAAGACAAAAGAAATATTCTTACCAGCTTAATAAGTATGCAGACATGCTTGAAGAGAGGGGTTATACAGTAGAAAAAATTGGTTTAATTCCAATTAGAAGAGATGATAAGAAGGTTAGTGTTCAGAAAATTGGAGACAAATACATACTTACATTTCCTCGTAAACATTATAAGACTGGCTCACTTACATTAGATAGTAAAAGAGTAACAACAGATAATGAGATGAAAAAAATTCAAGTACTAGACGAAGCAAGAGAAGCGGGTGCTACTGTTGAAGAGCTTGATGATATGGCTACTGACTGGTATATGCCAGATGGGGGATTACAGCAGCTAAATCAAGATTCTATGGAAACAGAGGAACTCGATGAGTTAGAGTCGGTAGAAGAAGCAGAAATCCGCAGAGAAAACCTTGAAGAAGCCATTGAATTCTGGGAAAATGCCCTTGGGTTTAGTATAGTGGGTGGCTTTGGAGCTCTTACGGCTTTAGAGGCTTTGTCTATTCAATCTGAAGGACACAAGCTGAACTATGTGTGGGATAACATGTACAGGCTGACCGATAAGCAGATTGCTAAAGAAGTAGGAAAACCTGTAAAGTGGGTTCGTAAACATATAATGAGGCAGCGAGAACAGTATAGTATCGGCAAAGATGTCTTCAAGGGTGCTGGTGAAAAGATGTCAAATGTAAAGGCTAAAGCTTTTAAGATACTACAGAAACCCGGTAGATTAGTTATAGCTAGAAAAGTAGCTACAATACTAGGAAAAATAGTACCACCCCTATCAATTCCTCTGTTACTTTGGGGTAATGCTGAAGATGCAAAATTGATAGCCGATAAACTAACTCAAAATGAATTGGAAACCCTACAACGTATAAGAGATGATGTCAAGCAGGGAGCTGATCCAGTAGCTGCCCATATAATCAATCAACTTGCAAACTTTGCTCGTAGCCCCGGAACTAAATTTTAAGGAGACTATAGTATATGGCTGACCCACTGTGGCAAACAAGACCCATTACGCTAGATGTAACCGATCTAGATATAATGGAATATACAGCAGCAATGCGAGAGAAATCGTGGTCTGCTGTTAAGGATAACCCACTTTCTTTAAATAGAGAGGAGGACTTTGACAATGCTGAAACATACCTAGACATTGAATCTAATACATGGGTAACTGGTGTAATGGAGAAGAACCTAGCATTCGAGAAGTCAATGCAACTGAGTTATGATAGGGGTATCTGGAGTAGAAATGTTGCTAATGATGTTGAAGTCTCTAGGCATATCATGGGTGGACGTGATCTTAGAAAATATGATGAGGATTCTGTTTTAGGTATATCAGAATCAAATGAACAGAAGTTAAGAGATTGGGGCAAACTAAGTAAATGGAACTTAGTATCTGGCTTAACCAGCTGGAGAGCAGCACCAGGTGTAGAGTATGCTTATGATACTCCTGAAGAGATGTTTAGCCTTAAGCAAGATAATTGGAATACAGAAGAAGCTTTAGAAGTATTAGCAATGGACCAAGTGTTGTATGGAAAGTATATCAGTGCTTTGGGTGGGGCAAAATATATAGAGGAAGCAGTCGAAGGTTCTAGAAACTCAATAGAATTTTGGTATAAACTAAATCTTGCTGTAACAAATAGAGCTATTGCCCATTCCGTAGAGATGCATAATAGATATGATAGTGGTCTTGACCAAATATGGACAAAAAGTAAAAACTTTGTAGTTAGTGGTATTCTAAATGATCCAGATATGGTAGCAAGTTTAGGTTTATCGGCTGCTTTAGCAGCTTTGGGTGCAGGAGCCTTGGGTGGAGCTATATTTATAGGTAAGACTGCTAAAAAAGCTACTGATAAAGTACAAGCACTGAAGAGATTAAGTACTATTGGTCATTTAGCTAAGTGGCAACAGGGTGCTAAGTCTTTAATTTACTATCTACCGGAAAATATTGGACCCACCATACTTAACAAAACTATATTCAAGAAAGTAGCTGCACAAAAAGGAATTACTTTAGGTAAGGTTGGTACATATACTACGGGTAACGTAGTAGAAGGATTTATTAGTGGTGGTTTAGCTGAAATTATGAATCAGTATCATAGAACAAGTACAGGAGTACAAGAAGAAGTAAGCTGGGATCATATCTTAACTGAAGCAAAATGGGAAGCTGCGTTCTCACCATTCATTAACCCAGTTATGGCTGGTATTATGATGATACCACACACAGTAGGCTCACAGGCTTTATATGGTAGCCTTGGTGGAGTTGGTCAGAAGATGGCGGGTAAAGAACTTTATAATATGATCCAAGGTGCATTCAGTGGAAGGTATGATATTGATGCTACTATGGAAAGCTTAACAGCTACAGTTAATCTAAGAGGATTAGTTACAGAAAAGACAGGATTAGCTTTTCAAAATGATAATATCTTTGGAGATGAGTCAGTAGGAATACTATTGAATACAGTACTAACCAATACCAACTTATCCGAACATGAATTAATACTAGAACTTACTAAGGCTGTAGAAAATATAGACCCCACAGTTTATATTAAAGGTGGTAGTGGGGAAAAGACAATAAGTCTACCAGCCTTATACACAAAACTCTTCGAGAACTTAGCCCAGAAATTTGGGCTAGTTGAAAAGGCTGAAGAATCTTTCTCTGATACCACAGCCTATTTAGCCATACAAGCACGTATAGCAGAAAGAGCTTCAGAGCTTGGTCTGTCAATACAAGAATACCAAGATAAGGTCTTATTAGAAGATAACAACTTCTTTGATCTTGTTGATCCACAATTAAAGAAGCGGTTAGAGGCGGAGTGGGACGCAAGAACAGAAGAGGGTGGTACTTCTTGGGAAGAAGCTAGTAATGAAGAAAAGCTAGACGCTGCTATTAAAGTACAAGACGAGATAATTAAAAAAGCTCAAGAAGCTAGAGGGAAGTTAGCCCATAAATTAAGAACATCTGGTAGTAATCTTAAAGAAGCAACTAATAAAGCTAAAGAACACTTAGGAGTAGAAGCAGAAGTAAAAACGGATTTATATAAAGAACAGCTTAAGCTAAAAAATAGGGTAGAAGATCCGAAGAATGCTTCTCCAGTAGTGTTACTTAAAAATATAGATAATGCTCTGAAGCAAGGACTCATAACAGACTTACAAGCGCAGATGTTGCGAACCCAGGCTGAAAGTGTATCTCAAGGTAATATGTCACTTTCTGATTTTAACAACTACATACAACAGAATATAAATCCCAAGGCGGTTATTACTGAAGTACCTATCCTTACATGGTTGCAGTCTGCTCATGATTTATCTGTGTCTGGTGTTGAGTTTAATAATAGATTAACAGGAGAAAAAGCAAAGGTTGAGACAGAAGCTGATGTTATTAAGAAGGAAGATACTCTAATTCCAAAAGAATTTACTGCAGAGGCTACACCAGGGAGTGTAAAAAATGTACTTGGAAACGAAGTACAACTAGATGAAAACAATAACCTTATTACTGACGAAGAGGGTAATACTAAGATTCTCTATACATCTCAGGTGCGAGAGAGAGATCTAGATACGTGGGATCCAGAAACTGATGAGGGTTACCAGAAGGCAAATAAAGATCATGAGGACGCGAGAGAGTTAGCAGACATAGCAAAAGAAGAGCAGGAAAAATACTATAATGAACAACTCAAAAAAGGTCGAAGCCAACATGATCTAGGTAAGGATAAGAAAAATAGTGAGCTATTTAAAGCAAGGGAGAAAGCAACACATGCGGAAGCCGAAGCACTGTTCAATCTACGGGAGTATGTCAGTGAACATGACGTAAGGAAACCTGTTGATTGGGCTGATTCAGACAGAACTATGGGACAACGCTCAGGAGTATTCCTTACGCCTACCGAAGCTCATGCTAGAAGCTATCAAGGTCAAAAAGGTGTACCGCTAAAATATGATCCCGAGCAGGTTACTGCAATAGCACAAGGGAATCCTATTATAATAGACGTTAAAGGTGCAAGTTTTGAAGCAAGGATTTCTACACCTACTTTATTAAACGTACTGCCTAAAGCATTTATAGATTGGATGCTAAAAAGCGGTGCGGGTCGGGGTGGAGACTCTAAGCACCCTTTAACTAGACAAAATTCTGGTATGACTCTAGATATACTGACATCTGCGCTCTCTTCATGGCATACGGAAGCTAAGCGTAACGGTGAGGATACCTCAAAATTTGAGAATGTAATAATATTTGAGAATATCGAAGATGTTGGCTCGACACAGGAGATTACACATGTTGATGAAGCATTAGGAGAAACTGTTTACGTTGTTTCACCAGAGCAGTTAGTTGCAAAGAGTGAGGTAGATAAACCTAGGAAGACTGCTGCCCCGGAAACCACAACAACACCTCTTTTTAAAGATGATAAAGGGCAGCCTAAAGTATTTTATAGGGGAGGAAAAACTGTAGTAGCTGCCGAAGCAAAGGGTCAGAAATACATATGGCTTACCGATAGCGAAGAACACGCTCGAACATTTAAGGTAGAAGACAAACCATTAGAAGTAATCGAAACACACTTGATTATGAATAATCCCTTGGATTTAACCGACCTATCCACATGGAATATAATACTTAAAAAGCGAACGGAGTTTGATGAGGAATATACGGCAGAGGATCTTCTTGCTGCTCTTCCTGAGGGCTTAAGAGCTGATCTAAGACCTTACTTAGAGGGAGTTGAAGGGCAAGAAAGAAGCTATGTGTGGATAAACGCTCTGCTTGGACAGAACGATGTACTTACCAAAGAACTAGGCGTAGATGAATTTGTTAAGATACTGAAAAAACATGGTTACGATAGTGTAGTTCACAAAGAAGGTGATGCTATTACATATGCTGTTTTATCAAGCGAACAAATGGTTTCTTTAGAAGATGCAACAGCAGAGGTTCCTAAAGTCGTAGAAGCTGGTTTAAAAGAGGAAACTAAAAAACCCAATGATCTTATTGACACAGTGGATAATGTAAAAGAAGCTGAGGAAACAATAACAAAACTAGAAGATAGGAAAAATAATTTATTAAAGTCTAAGCCAACTGATATGACTTCTGAAGAGTACGACAAAGAAATTGATATCCTAAATGATATGATATTAGATTTAAATAATGATATAGATATAAGTAATGATATCTTAGCTGAGTGGGCTGAGGATTCTGGTGTTGATATATCAAAGATCGTTATACTTAATTCTGAAATAAGAGAGCTTAAGAAAAAGGAAATAGAATTAGCCAGAGCTTTGGACGAAGAATTTAAAAAAGATTTTCGAATAGTCAACTCCGATATGGCGGGTATATATGGTATACTTGCCGTAGCTGCTCTAGCGTCTAAGAGTGATGAAAGAAAACATTTTGATAATACAGATATCGACGAGGATGGGGCAGAACATTTAAATGCTATAATAGAGGTGATTCCAAATACAAAAAGAGGAAAGACGTGGCGTACTAAACTTAAGGGTCTATTAGATGGTAGTGATTCAGGTTGGAACACGAAAAGAATTAACCACCTATATAGGTATTTACAAGAAATACATAATGACTCCATTGTTAATGTGAAAGAAAGTGATTCATACAAGGTATACCAGGAAGCTAAATCTGAAAGATTGGACAAGGTGGGCGAGGCTCTTACTGAAAATAATAAACAGCTTGTAAAAGAATATAAGGAAGGTAAGGGTGTATACGTAACCTTAAGTGCTTGGCGAGAAGTATCTAAAATGAAGTCAGAGTTAAGAGAAAAGCTTAGACAGGATAGACAAAGTTTTGAAGAACTAATGACGGGAACTATAGATGAAGATACAGGAGAAGTCTTAGTAGAAGGCTTTGTAAAAGAAGGTCAAGAAGAAGCAGATGTAAACATAGTCTACGGTGATTTCTTTGGTTACTTATCTTCGAACACCAGCGTTGAACAGAACCTGATACAACAAATGAATGATGAGAGTATTGACATAAGTTATGGCTCAGAGATAACTGTTCCACAGGCAAGAGCATTGTTTGAGTCTTCGCAAGAAGAAGCAAGAGCTTCTCTAAAGACTTTAGAACCTGGTTCTTTTAGGTATATGCCAAAATTACCTAGAAATCTAAATAATCTTAAGGGTACGTCTTTAATCAATACTGATCATACTGAGTATATGTTTACAGACTTGAATGAAGAAGAGTTATTAACGCTGCCCATAGACTCTATAAAAGAATTGGGTAGAGAAATTACAGAAGAAGCAATAGCATATGTAGAACTATTGTCCCAACTAGAGCAGATACAATCAATAGAAAAAGCATATGGACCTAATGGTGGTATATACAACGCAGCCATTTACGGTATTATGCCAAAGTATATGAAGGACAGGTTGTTTACCCCTTGGGATATATTCAAAGAAGCTATTATAGATAATGGCATTGTAAATAAAGACAGTGATGCCGTTACTCTACAGAGACATGCTGGTTCTATAGAATACAGGATGAAAGGAGAGTATGGTGCCTTAGCTATAATGCGTAGGTGGGCTGTTAGAATATCATCTAGAAATGATAGCTGGTCATCCGCTATGCTTAGAACAGGTCTAGAAGCTAGATTAAACTCTTTGCTCGAAACAGATAAACCAGATTCTGTTATACACTTAATTCATGCAGAGAAATTACTAGAACAATTAGAGATAGCTGATGCTTTAGTAGCTCGTGAGGCATTCTTAGATAAAAATGATGGTGGTTATATATTAGATGTAGTAACAGAAACAGGACGTGTGGGAGAAAAAACCACTAGTTTAGCTACATTCGAAACATCGGTAGCCTTGGCTATCAATGGACAAGTTGAAGTTGTCTTATCAAATGAAATAGAAGCTCGTGTTTTTATAAAGGGATTAGAGAAACACTATCCTGATATATTTGATAAGGACTTTAAGAATATGTTAGATGAAGATAAGGCAGCATATCTAAAAGAAAACTTATCCAAGATTATAATAGAACGTACTAGAGAACTATACGATACAGGAAATTTAGTAGACACAACTATTGAACGACTTGGTAATGGAGAAATTACTAGGCAACCAGCTTCATCTCTAGGAAAGGCTTTGGTAGATGCATTAGATGTAACAAAACATATGCCTATGCGTAATCATCTTGGGCTACATCCAGATAAAGGTTTTTATACTGGTGACATTGTAGAAAAGGTATCTGGAGAATCTTTGATTCAATTAGCTCCAGGTATTAATCAGATAAACGAAGTTGCTCCGCTATCTCCTGTAGTTATGGCGAGACTGTTGTCTCACTATAAAACTCAGAAGCGGGTAGATGCTATATTAGCCAAGAAGAAGTTTACAAAAGCTGAGAAGAAAGCAATTGAAAAGTGGCGAGAGGAAATATTACACGATCCCAATGTTGATAGAACTGGTATTGACTATCCTGTAACTTTGATGCCTAAAGTAGTAGGATCAAGTGTAAATGATAGGGTTATAAAGCGTAGTGAACTAAAAGATTTCTTAGCAGAGATGTTCTTGGGATTGCCTCACATAGGTACATCTGCTATACACGATGCTATTATATACAAAAACAATACTATAATTAACTTTGCAGATGGTACATCTATGGGACAGGCAACATGGCTTTCACAGCTTACTGCTGGCTCTAAGATGATTGTTCCGTTTAATCAAATAGGAATGATACTAGCAATTGAAGCTACGGCTCCTGTTAACTTTAGTGGACTAACTCGTTCTTTGGTTAAACAATCACATCGAGTAATTAAATCTTGGGAAGAGGAGTATGGAAAGGATGCTGTTGATGTTATGTTTTCCAAATCTTCTAGAGACGATAGAAACTTTAATGCTTTAGTTGGACTTAAATTATTATCTTTGGCTAGAGACACTAGGGTTCCTAAGTTGATAGACCAAATTGAAAATGGTTTCATTGATGAAGATGGTAACGCAGTAGAAGGAATTATCGAGGCACACTTTAAAAATAACAAGGAAGATTTTTATATTGCTGGGGGTATCGGATCAAAGAATCATTTATTTGATGAAAATGTTGCTGGAGTCAATACATTCCTACATGTATTCGAGGGGATTAAACACATTAAATCAATCTCAGAATGGAATGCAGAAGTAGAGGCAGCAGAAACTTCGGGAGATTCTAAAAGAGTTAAACAACTAAAAGCATTGAGAGAATTATTTAAGATTCCAACTATGCGTAAGGTTTATCAAGGCGGCTTTGGTGCATTCCAACAAGACTTTAATACAAAGATATTAGCACAAGCACGAACAGGTGTAACTGCCAATATGCCAGACGGTATAATAGCAATCATTGGAATAGAGAGAGCATTCAAAGACGAAGGTGTAAAGTTTACAGAAGATGAAATAAATAACTATGGACGAGCAATAGTTAAAAAGTCACATGGACAAGTTTCGTCTGTTATTGAAGTAGCACTAGGATTAAGTCCAGCATTATATGGAAAGGTTCTAGAGCTTCTGGAGATGAACTCCAATGATATGACTACACAGCAGTGGAAAGATACACTAGAGATGGTGTATGACAATCCTACTATAGGCGATGATAATCCGTTATATCGTCTAGAGTCTTTAGAAAAACAAATGGAAGGTATTATACAAAGACTGGCACAGAAAGATTATGGTATAGATCCTAATACCAAGCAGCCAACACCAGATTCTATTAAGCGTACTAAGAAGAAGTATCAGCCAAGAATAGATAGAGCTACTAAATTCATAAATGATACCTTAGAAGCAAAGGGATGGGATAGGATTATCCCAAATACTCCAGAATGGGAAACCCTGAAAATGATAATGATGGGTGTTGATATAGATACTAAGGAAGGAAGAGAAAAAGGAAGACAGCTTTATCGTTCTATGGGATACTTTAGAGCACTGAACATACACAACGCTAGTGCAAAGAAATTTAATGTTAAGCGTATGGGTGATCTTATGACTCTACTAGGTCTTGAGGAGATGTGGGATGAAGGTGACTGGGCTGGTATTAAGGATTACTTAATATATACTACAGCACTACCGTCATCAGGATCTACACGATCCTTTAGAGATACTGCTGGTCGTGGTATGAATGAACAGGGTATGTGGTTAGAAAGAGTAGCAGTAGAACCAGATAAGTGGGTTAATAAACTTGAAGAAGATATGCAAACCATAGCTGATAATAAGTATGGTGGTGATGTATCTAAGGTTACTCTAGAAGAAAGACAAGAAATATTCTTACAGTACACAGAAGATAAGGATAATAGAGATTCATTTGGTATGTTGGATCTAGAGAATAATCCTTATGATTCCGTAACAAACTTTGATGAACACTTGGAACAGGTCTTGACACAACACGAATTAATGCAGTATGCTGAGTTTGCTCCACCACCCTTTGCAGATTATAGAGCAGAAGACAATGATATAGACTTAATCCAATCCTTCTACAAAGACTGGGATACCGATTCCCGAACCAGACCAGAAATTGTTGAAAGTCAGATAGCACTAGAAGAGAAATTCTTTGCGAATAACAATCTAGTAGGTCTATTGAACTTACGACAAGCTGTTCTTGGTGGTGTCTTCAGTAAGGAAGTTGCTAGTAAAACCATGTCTCCTTTATTACAATACTCACCCAGTGAAATTGATTATCATAGAGTAGCTAAGGATGGTCATATACTAACCGCTAATGAGCACCCAAGAGGTCCATTAGCATTACAGGCTCCGTATAAACAACACTCGTATTATCGAAAAGGCGTTATTCGATTGCAACGACTTTCTATTAAAAAAGAAATCAAAGATGCAATAGGAGAGTACCAAGATCTAATGGCTATTGAGCCAGCTACTGATGCAGAAGCTATGATGCCAGACTCATTCTTAGGTTGGCCTATACCGTGGAAAGTTGATAACTTACCAAACCCTCTTCCTTTCTCTATAGAAGAAAATAGATTGTTAGCCGATACTGGAGAAGTTGGACGAAGGGCTGTATCCATACGGAGAGAGATGCTCGCTTGGGCTGAACCTATAGGTTTAGTAGATGCTATAAATAAGAGACCAGAGGCTTTGCCATACTTCTACCATTTAATGATGGCTGATAAACTTAGACAAGCAATAGTTACTAGAGAAAAGAAAAGCTTTGATAAAGAATTGTCTCCTCAAGAATTAGAGATATATAGAATGAGATGGATCGATGGCTATCATAAGATCAGTGACCTTTCGAGAACTATAACAGAGACTGAGGTTGATCCACTGAAGCTAGAGTCTGAAGGATTCCCAATGGCTATTGTTGATCCTGATTTTGCTGATAAGAAGATGAGTGAGATTCTAACATCTGTTCCTGGTCTATATAATAATAAACCTCATTTATTCTCTAGAACTAATTTACACGATCAGTTAGTAGTGGGACCACTGGCTGCCGAGAATATAATACTTTCTGTAGACGGTAAAGAAGTACCTAAGGATAGTATCTTATACAAAGACTTGCATTATATTTCATCGGTTATTCAGGGACACGACTTTAACCAGTTGCTCATGTCTATACTGTTCCAATCCTATATTGGAGAGATTTTAAGGGATGGTACTTGGATAGAACACGCTCCCAAAGATCAACGAGATAAGCTAGCAAAGAAAGCTGAGATGTATAAGGATAAAAAATATTGGAAAGATCCTGAGTCATGGCGATTATTTACTGAAGATGAACAGCTATACTTAGTAGACGCAGCTCTATATAAAGCAGAAGAAGAAGGTGGTACAAACTTAGAGTTTGACTTAATACCTCACTTGATGGACTTGACAACTAAGCCAAAGAATATCCGAGATAAGGCTGCGATGTCTATGCAGAATAAAATAAAAGCAGTAAGACAAGTTCATGGTAGAACTACGGCAACAGAGTTTAACTTGCGTAATACAATGTTTGGAATGCTAACAGTAGCAGGACGAAAGATAAAAGGAAAACAAGTCAAGCTTGCTTTGTCAATAGATTCTGCCTTGATGTTATTTGTATTGAACTCTAATAACCCAGCGTTACAAAGAGTAAATCTTGCTTATCACCTTAAGAAAAGTTTAGGTGTTACCTTTGATGAAGATAATAATATGGTTCTAGATAGAGCTCCTCAGGAAGTTTTAGATTCAGCACTTGGTTTCAGTATGCACAGAGAAACTAGAGATCAAGTCATTACATCAGATGCCCTAGAAGCAATCATGAGAGAGAATGCTGTTAAAAAATATAACAAATCTGCAGATATATATGGTTCCATAGACGGAGCCCCAATAGACGTATTGAACTTACAGCAATACAGACTAGGGGCAGAAGGATTTACTTACTCAGGAATAGAAGTACACCTTTTACCAGTCTTAAGAATGCTTGAGAGAATCAATGTAGAGGGCTTAGCAGCCTTTGATACAGATGTATCGAAAGAACTAAGAGAGACTGTTGAGGAAATTAGGAAAGATATAGAAGCAGTAAAGGAGAATCCAGTAGATAACTCTAGAACGATAGCGAGATTATTACTATTGGCAAATAGAATAGACGCAGAAGGAGATCCTCAGGTTGCTCATAACTTAGATAAAATTATGATTGAACCATTCCATGAAACGTTTGTCACAAAGGAAAGAGATATAGCAGAAGGTAGATATCGTAGACTAAGTATACTATTCGATGCCAAGGGAGACTGGCAGTTGAATCCTTGGTACGCCCATGCTAGGGAATTCCTCTGGCAACAGCCAGGTACAAAGAATCCCGTTCCTGATTTCTTAGCTAGTATAGAGAAGAAACACACACTGGATGACAAGCAACGAATGTTAGCTGAGATCGGTCTTGCTTTAGCTGTAGGCACAGATATCAATGAACATTCTGAGGATACAATGGCGTGGTTTGATGACTCAACTATTCTTGGACCCGATGGTAATAAGATTGACGCAGGTGAATACTCTAAGACTAGCAATAAATTTAAAGAGTTTATAGCAATGACTAAAGGTAATCCTCACTTGGTTCGCCTTAATGACCAAATCAATAAACTGACAGATCCTGAGGGTGCTGAAGGTATCTTAAACGAGGGAGCAGGTAAAGTTATTAGAGCGATTATAATAAGAATGTATACATATAATCAACTAAGTATTGAAGACATTCAATTAGAATATGATAACAAGAAACCTAAGTTTATGACGGCTAGAAAAGAAGGTGACTCCTATATCCTGGCTATCGGTAATAAGATAAAAGATACAGAGGCATCTTCGGATGTTATTATTGCTACACTGGCACACGAATTTGCTCACATAGCTACAATGAAATTCTTAAGAGATGGGCAGATGACAACAGATTGGCAAACGCTTATGGCTAGTAAAGACGGTAAGTCTTATCTTAAGAAAATGGTTACAGCTTGGTTTGGTGGTCGAGAGACAGTGGCTTCTAGAGAATATCTTAATCATCTTAATAGTGAACCCATGGAATTCATAGCGGGTATGGTTCAGTTTCATCTACTAAATGAAATCAGTCCATACTTAGATCTTACTGAAGGAGAGACAAATGTAAGTTTGAGAGCACAGACTTTAATGCAAAAAGTTATGTCTTATGTAAGAAATACTTTTGTTAGACTACACAGTGTCTTTACACAGTTTGAAGAAAGTAATCCAAAATTATATAAAAAAGTAACTGAGATGAACGAAAGAATCTTAGGGCATGATAATAGATATAAAGACTCAAGAGCTCCTATTGTTAACAGGGGAGACATCAGTGAGATGAGTATGGAACTTATTTCTCCAGTACGAGAGATGAAAATTGATGATGTTGAGCTAAGAGATGATGCTGTTTATATGGAAAAGATAAACGAGTTAATAAAGCTGAAACAGCAACGTGAAAGATTCTTTGTACTGGAAGACTCAAGTATTATGAAGGATGCAGAACTAGCTGACCACACCAAAAGAGTAAAGGATTTCTTTGGAACAAATAGCAAGAAAGAAATTGATCAAAGGATTATGGACTTAGATAATAGATTAAGGATAGCGGGTAATCATGCTGAAGATCATGTTATGACCAGTGGTATTACTAGGTATGATTTCCATAAGGGTAAGAATACGTTAACAGAATATGGCTTCTATACAAATGACCAATTAGATATACACGGACTTGTGCAATCTGAATATCAAGATAGAACATTGGTTGCTGCTGCCGTAGAAATTATGCTGGGTAAACTATTGACAAGATACGGACAGCCAGTTACTGGCGGGGTTGGGCTGGGTGCTAGGAAGTTCCTAGAGAAGATATCATCAATGGTAAAAAAGGAAGGGGGCGGTAATAGATTAGGACAAGGATTAGTCAGCTCTACTATAGGAGCTACTGGTGCTAACTATACGTATAATTCCCACGTTCTACTAATTATGATGGCATCAGCACTGTTAGATAACAGAGTCGTACATACCACAGGAGACTTTAATAATCTTGAGGGAGCTCCTTCTGTTACAGCAGCACTAGAAAAAATTAATCTACAATCTGATACCCTGATGGTACACTCTGCTAATATCAAAAACTTAGTAGCATCTCTAGATAATCTTCCTAGGAAGCAGCGTAAAGAAGCAGAGAAGGCTATACATGTTCAAGTGTTTAAGTTAGCAGATATGGGTGGTGATTTCGATGTAAATGATATCTCATTAATGGATCCTATGTTAAAGACTAAAGAGATACACGCAGAGATTATTCAGTATGCTAAGTCTTTTAGAAAGTCTTTGGATTACTTTATTCACTTAGGTGTAGAGATGGGGCAGTATAAAGAAGGCTTTAAGGCTGCTGTTCCATATATGTTAAACGAGAATGTAACTACAGACTCTATAGAAAGCTTCAGTGAAAATATGAAGAACGTTATTTCACATAGACTTATGTCTGAACAAGAGAAGATAGATCCAATTACTTTATATTTCATAGGTAAGATACCCAATTTATCAGATACGTTAAAAAGAATAACAGAGTTCTTGGCACTGGAGTCCTCAGATCCAAAGATATACCAAAAATTGATAGATACGGTTCTAAGTTTAGAGAGTAGTTCCTATGATAAAGAGTCTGAAACAACTAAGCAAGAGAAAAGAAATATATTTAAAGATACTCTAAATTCTACAGATACACGTAGTGATGGCATTACTGAGTTCTATACTAAGGAAGCTAAGCTGGCACACACTAGCTTACGTAAGGGTATATTGGCTATGATGAGAGAGATGGCTCTAGGTAAACTTACTTGGGATGAACTGGGAATAACAGAGAAGGACTCTACAAGATCCGAGTATTTTGATGCAATCAAAAATGGTACAAAGAACTCAGCTAGGATACGAAGCTTGAATGCTTTAGGATTCGATGTACCATATCATATATTCTATAATCCTAAAAAGGGTAGTAGGATTGAGTTTAATAGAGAGGGATCAAACAACCTAGAGACAGCTATGGATTTACATTATTTTAACTTTTTACACAAAGCATCTCAAGGTCTATATCACCCAAATGAATCTTGGGCTGTACCTAAGATCAGTGATCTAGTCCATAATGATGAAGTTATGAAGCATATTGTTACTGATCCTGTTACTATTGTCGAGACGCACAAGAAGTCAACAGGTGATATTATCTTAGAACAAGAACTTATGTTAAATGAGTTTGGTGTCATAGGTACTTATAATGACTTATTGAATCTAATAGAAAGAGCCTTCGATGCGATTGGTGGGGGTTATAGACATGCTGATGGTTCTAGAATGAGTGAAAAGGAAAGACAATCTATAGTAAAAAGTACTGAGCATCTAAGAGCTAAGCACGATGTTGTTCGTGGTATTGTTCGTAGAAGTCAAGCAACCAGTATCATAGGTGATTGGGCTGTACAAGTATCTCCACACTTGGCTAAGATTGCCTTTGGTACTAACTTAGCCTTTGCCAGTATGTTGGTTGAGGGTATGATGAGCTCGTTCTCTGAAGGCATAGGTCGTAGAAATCTGAGAGGAGCTATTAATTCTATACTACACCCACTGTCAGGAAACTTAATAAAGGGCACAGAAGAACGCAGAGTTCTTGCTAGAGATTTAGCACACACTATTAAAGATATTACACACGGTAGGTATACAGACTATGAGCAACCCGCCGTCGCAGCTCAAGAGTTATTTATGGCTGGTGCACTTAAGCAGTGGGGAGATAAAATGTTAATACCAGCTAAGCAAGTAATGTCTGGTATTGCTGGTAGTCGTGCCATATCATTTAGGTTCTTCTTATCCGATCACCTGAATAATTTAGTTTCTCTTCAGGAAGAAATGAAAGACGCAGAGCTTGATCCTGAAGATCATAACTATGATAGGATTCTATTAGGACACATGAGAAAAGCTAAGATACCTAAGTTCAACTTAAACTTAGTTAAGTATGTACTGAATAGTGGATTACTATCTAAGAAGACAAATCTGTTAGGGATGAAAAGTCCATCAGTAGAAATGTTCTTAGATATCTCCAATAAAGAGGGTAGAGATTACTATAGTACAACTAAGTTAATGGAGTATGTAAATAGACAGGACGACTGGACAGCAGACTCTTCAGCATACAAACAAGGGCTTGATATTATAACATCTATGCGACAAGCAGAAAAGATGTTTATTGAAGAGGTCTTGGTTTCTCCTAATGCCTTTGATATAACTACAGGTCACAGAAACGAAGATGGCTCAACATCACAAGGACCCTTTGAAGCAATCTGGGAAGTCTTTAGAAGATACCCTATGTTGTTTGTATCTCAGCACGTAGTGCGAAAGAGTACTGGATTTCATCCCATGAAATATGCCTTTAATCTCTTCGGTCTATTGTTGTTAGATACGTTATACATGATGCTATTAAGGATATCAGCAGGACAAAAATATGATGATCTTATAGATGAGTGGGAAGAAAGACCAATGAATACTTTGATTAACTATGGTGTTCGGCTTCCTGTATTGGGGCGTACAATAGCTCTGGCATCACAAGGTATCTTAAGAGCAGCCGAAGGATTCAAAGGAAACTCACAGAATATGTTTATTGCTGCTAGTGCAGCTGAGGTCATAGCTAAAGATATATACAAAGGTATTGGAGCTTTGGGTGGCTTAGCCTTCGGAGGAAACAATACAATATACGGTCAGGACTTACTGGCGCTAGCAAAGCATGTACCCATACTGGGAGAGACGTGGGGTCGTGGATTGGCTTATCTAATGATGGATCATGTCGAGGCACCAGATATAGCTCAGCCAGTGGCAAACTGGTTCTCTAGTCGTATGGATTTACGAAGACCAAGTATGTCTAGTAACAAAGGATTCCATCAGGGAATACCAACCGCTACATCTGGATACTTCTGGGAAACTATGATACATCAGGGTGGTAAAGAACTATTTCCAAGTATACAGCATGTCTCAGAATTCTCCAGAGATCTGGGAGCACCTGTTAGAAGAGAACAGCCAGAGCAGCAACCCATTGAAGCTCCAGAGTCAGCTCCAGAGACACTTGTTAGAACAAAAGATCCCATAGCTAAGCTGAAGGATCAAGCACCATACAGTAAGATTCCAGAGGCTCTTGAGGACATAATCGACTAAGGGGTCGAGAATTTGGACAGGGGTAAGAATGGTCCGTTGGCGGACAAAACCCCCCCTACCCCTCATCTGAGGATCACCCCCCTAATCTCTTGAAAGGAGATAACCATGTTTTACGTTACCCTAGTTATGCGTCCAGAGCACACTCACCCAGAGTCAACCGGCGAAGAAACAGAACAATACGACACCATTGCAGAAGCGATGGCAGAAGCACAGGCTGCAGTGCTTACTCGAGGTGTTCTTGAATACGCAGAGGTTGGTCGCTTCCATCCTGAAATCAACAAGCAAGGCATACTGTACTGTGTCTACTCTGTTGATCAGGATGGCTATCTTTCGTGCCGCAATAAATTCTAAGTCGAAACTCAACGGCGTGAGCCGTTGAGTCTGTAGTGATTAGTCACACTGCACTGATGAGACAGACTAACAACCCTATGAAAGGAGGATGCAAATGTCAAAAACATTTACCATCACTCTACTGTGTGTGTTCGCTTCGGCGTTCCTTACCGTGCTTGGTGCAATATTTATCAACACTATTGCTTTAACAGATCCTTTAGATGATCTTGCAGTGCCATTCACCATCGTCGCTACCCTTGGTATCGCCCTTACTATCCTTGGTATCATTGGCTGGTTACTCTTGGTGGTACTATCTACAGATCTGCCAGATAACAAGGCTGACTGTCCACATGTTATGCACTCGTGGCATAGCAAGGATGCTGCTCAAATGAAGAAGGACTATCAACGTGCATTGATGTACGGAGCTGGTCCTAACACTGCTTCAAAGATTACGGGTTATGATCCTAAGGAGGATCTTAGTCCAGATGACAAGCGGGCTCTCATAGAAACTGAGCGAAAATGGCGTTTACTCGAACTCTCGTTCAGTGATGAAACTCATGAGATGCTTGCACGACATCTATCTAAGGCGGGTCTTAGTCCAGATGACAAGCCAGATGATGATATAGCAGCTGAGGCGTTCCGTCGTATACACGAGGATGATGATATAGACCAAGAGGTTCAGGACTACATGAACAATCATGGTCAAGGAGATATGACAGATGATGAGCATCCCAATCAGGATGAAATCGATTTCTTTAACAACTCTCCTCCTGGTTCTGTGTAAGTTATATGTGATGGTATTATCCATCAAGCCTGACGAGGTGTGAAACGTAATGAAAGGCTCATATGAATTGGTCAAACCCATATCCATATGCTAACATGGAACCAGTGTGGCTGCAAGGCGACACGGATCTAGATTTGGACTTCGATTCTTTTGACTGGAAACAGTATGTAAGAGACGAAGTAAGCATCCTCAACCCACAGCTAGAAGATCTCGGTTACACCGTGATTGGATGGCACATGGGTGAAAAGGATTCTTTCGGTCCACTCACTAGGTTCGTTGAGTTGCAAAAGGAAGGTAACACTTTCTTTTGGTGCTACGGCTGACCATGTAAGCCTATACAATGGCGTTCAATCGCCCAGTCCCTACTTGCAACGTAGGGGCTTCATACCCATGCATTCTTCGGAGTGCATGGATATGAAGTTCAATGGATGAACTTCTTTAACATACCCACTCTTATGGAAGAGAAGGGGAAGAGTATTAAACCGACTGTATACTGTGTGGTTCACCCGCACATAAAAAAACTAACTCTTAAGCCCTGTTGTATGTTCAACAGCTCGAGTGCTTAAGATTTTCTTGTGGCAAATCCGAAAGGAGACTTCCAATGATTACATTGAAAGAAGCCATCACGCGTGTATGTCCTGCCTTTAAAGTTAAATGGCAGTTCTTTACCAAGGACCCGGCGACTCGAGTCCAACAAATGAGAAACACTGTGTTCGACACCTGTGTTTCGTCTGGAAACAAAGCAGTTACAATAGCTGGAGTAGATGATGCTATACTTAAATATACGGGTATAGCTAATGCTGATAGTATTGTAAACGGCACTGTTGTTCTACGTACAGGATTAACTAGCGATACTCCCGTATCATTAGATGATCCAGAAACAGCATTAACTGTTAGTCACTGGTGGGGATTAGAACCACCACAGCTAGCAGTGGATGGCTGTCAGTCGTTAATTAATGTACCACATTTTAACGATCCGTTTATTCGTGGTGTTGCGGAAGAGTTCCGTGAGACTATGAGCGTAAAAGCAGGAGAAAGGTTTCTCCCTGGTCGTGCTATGGATGAATTGGACCGTCAAGGTTTCAACGAATGGCATATCTTTGCTACTACCATAGAGAACGCTGCTCGTACACACCCCGATAGTAAGGGTTCATGCTTGCCTTATAACAAGGCTTGTCGAGCTATTGCAACAGGCGTTAATCGCAGATGTACACGTTTAGGCAAACACGTACTTCAGGCACACCTTACTGACCAAGGCTTAAACAAATCTGTTAGAGCTGAATCTTTAGCGGATCCTGTTAAGTGGTTACAAAAAATGGCTAAGAACGGAAAGAAACCAGGCGATGCTATGATTATGTTAAGTGACATTTATAGTTACCACTTGGTAGATACTACTGGGTTCACTCCATTCCGTATCTGGAAAGATATGTCTGGCTCTGGTTATACTATTCAACTGTGGTTACAACGCTGCAGAGAAGTATTCAAAAGAGTAGCAACTAATAGTCCACAGTTTGAACCAGCTCACAAAGCTTTCTGTAATGCTATGAAAGAGCTATCTTGGGGAGATGGCAAGTGGCTTAAGCTAGCTGCAGTACCATCATCTTTATTGATAGCTATTTCGAAAGCTGCTTTTATGGTCTGCATGTACACAGGTGGTCAGTATGCTATCATGGAAGGTATTACCGATGAAAATCGCTTCCACGACCCTAAGGAGGCGGCAAGATATATACTTCCACAGGTTCTTGAAGATCTCTACTTTGAGGGTCAAGATAATGAGGAAATCTATCCTGTTCTATT